CTACCCACGGATCGATCCTCCATCTTGGATTGCTTCGCGGCAGAAAGGCCACACAAGATTGCCCGCCACCTGCGTGTCTATCACCCGATATGAGATGCAAACGAGTATAGTGTTCTCGTCGGTCGTTTCGGGCGACTCATCGAAGGCGACATCGTTCACATAGACTCGCTTCTCCCATCGCTCGATGGCGTCGATGATGTAGTGTCTGAGTAGTCCGCGTAGCACACGGTCGTTGGGTTCGAAGACCAGGTCTTTCACATGCGAACCGAACTCGGGGCTCATGAATCGCTCACCCGGGCGGGTGCCCAGTATCTGCAAGATGCTCTCGTGAATGTGCGCGTGGTCCATCGACGTGACTGTCGAGACCTGTGCGCCGCCGGATCGCTTGGCAAACGCGAATGGGAACCGCAGTCCCTTGCCCAGAAAGTCGGTGCTCATCAGTCGTGCGCCTCGCAGTCAAAGCAGACTGGACCGGTATCTGCGCTACTTCCATCGCCGGGATCCTGCGGGAACCGGATCACCAGGTCCAGTCCGCTTGCAAGCGACAGATGGATGGTCCCATCGGCCTCTATCATTCCGGCATGTCCGCTTTCCATTGCGCGGAAGCTCTTCGACCCACCAGAGATGCTACGCGCCTGCACTTCCTCGCCGATGCCCTCGATGCGGCCTATCCCGATAACGTTCACGGAGCTTGTCGGATTGACTATGATGACAAGCCTCTCATGCCGCAGCACATCCAGCCGGGTTCCATCCGGCAGAGTAGCTGTGTATCTGCCATCAGCGGCGAGTGTCGGTTGCACATCATGAGGCAGGCCCTCGATTCCACATGATCCATGGGTTACCGTAATGGCGTCACTCACAAGGCTAAGCTCCGGGCCGCCCGGCAAAGTCACCTTGCCCGCACGAGAAGCAGCGACCGGGGTTGCCACGCCATCCTCTCCGACTGAGACCATCTCACCATCCGGCAGGACTCGCAGAAACGCTCCATCCGAGAACGAGAACAGCCTGCCGCCATCGGGCAGCTCGCGAATCGTGGTTCCAGCGGGCACACTCTGAAAAGGATGCGCGTCTGCGTCATCGTCCAGACGGCGCAGATACTCACCGGCGCTCTGTTCATGCAGCGCGAGTATTCGCTGGGCTTCCTGGCGCATGATCTCCGACACCGCGAAGCTTTGTTCCAGCAGCACGCGTATACCATGGACCTCGTCCTTGACCTCTCCGACCACTCCGGCCAGAACCATAAGCTCGTAGTGGTTTTCAGACGAGCTGGTCTGTTCGATTATGAGTTGCGGATCACCGCTTCCGTTTTGAACCATTTCAATACCACCACTTTGGAACAAGTCTTATGTTGCCAACATACCATCCGTCGAACATCTGATAGAGCGCGTCCTTCGTATCCCACTTGAACCGGACAGTAACGCTGCGCTCGATATACTCCCACAGATCAACCCACTCGGTCCTCACGGGAATGACGCAAGGCTGATTCCACGCCGGGTAGATGACTGGCGTCGGGTTGAAGTTGCGCTTCCAGCGATTGTCGAAGTAGATATCGAGGCAATCGTGGTTGTGCGCGCCGAAGCTCTCAATCTCTCCCCAGACATCGAAGTACATCCAGTAGTGCCTGTCCAGTTCGAGCGTCAGCGCAAGTTCACCCTGAACACGGATGTTGCATCCCCACTGGTCGAACCAGTCGGTGAAGTACTTGAAATGCCAGACTCCACCGCCGAGCCTATCGACGTAGCCGGTCTCAGTTATGTCCTTTACGACCGACGGTCCCTGCTCGCGATAGGCATCGACCTGCAGGTAACGCCGTGACACAACACATCCATCTCGAACCGACTCCGCGACGATGACTGCTGCTCCGCCCAGCGATCCATACGTCAGCACGCCACCGGAGACAGCCGCGATGTTGGAATCAGACGAGTAGAACGATACTTCGCCTGCCGGATCACCAACAATCTCCAGCGGCAGCGACTTCGCGCGCTGGTCGTAGGGATAAATGATTGCCCGTGGGCGAATATCCCAGTAGCCAAATTGTGTTCCAGTTATACTCATATCAGGAAACCGCAATCTCCGTCGCCGTGGTAGTCACTTCCACGAGCACATAGCGAATGCTTGTTCTGTCCTCCGAGTCATAGGCCGTGATGACCGCCGACCCCGCGCTCAAACCCAGGCTGACAGTACCGTTTGTGTCCACCGAAGCGACTATCGCATCCGAAGACTCGAAAACGACACTCCCCCTGGGATTGCCGCGAACTGAAAGCGGTACAATCGTCCCAAATGGATTCTTGGAGACCTTTATCGACTTTGGGAACACGTCCCAATACTGCACCTGATCCAATGCTCACCTCAGTTGTCGAAAACATTCAGGCTGCCGGTTACTATCACCGCGCCACATCCCGCAATGTCACCCATCCGGGCGTTGGGCCTGCCGTCCGTTGCTGTGTTCATACTGCCGCTGACGATGGGAGTCACGCCGTGACCGGGAATTGGGCACACATGCATATCACCCATTCGAGCCACCGGCCTGCCGTTCACGATTGTGGTGACTGATCCCGTGATGACGGTTCCGCCGTGACTTGATGTATCACCGAGTCTTGCCTGCGGTCTCGCCACGATCAGCGCCTCCCGAAGTAGTTGATGATCGCGCTTATGATGCCGCTCACGATTCCGCCCAGGGTTACAACCAGTCCCACGATCTTCCACATGGTGTCGGTCCCGACTTTACTCTCGACAGCAGCGTGCAGGCACGTGATCTGCTCGGCGTGCCGTGTGAGTTCATCATTGATGCCACGAACGATAAGCTCGACATTTTCCTTATCCGACTTCTTTTCGATCTCTCTCTCGATCTTCTCAAGGCGATTCTGTATATCGCGGCGGTGGTCTTCGAGTATCGAGCGAAACTCCGAGCGCCAAGCATCGAACGTCTTTGCAAGCATCCTCTCGCTATCCACCCATCCGCACTTGGTGGGTCCCTGGCATTCGTTCTGCGTCAATTCGTCTTTCATGGATTTACAAGTACCTTTCCAGACGAGCGCACAACAATATGCCCTGCCGACCCGTCCATTATCACTTTGCTTCCGGTTCTGTCCTTGAGCCGAATCTGCTCTTTGCCTGAAGCTGATATCACTCGGATTTCCTGCGTGCCGCCAAGACCCCAGATGCTGATGCTCTCCCGGCCCTTGGTGGTGTCGATAAGTATCTTCTGCCAACGTGATCGGGTCTTGTCACAAGAGAGGATATGAATCTTCTCTTTGTCCTGCCAAGCCTCAAGCCGCAGGAACTGACGGCAGGCATCTGTTACTTGAACAAACGCTTTGCGGCCTTTGATATCCCGTGCGATATCGATTTGTTGACCTGTCGCACCAGCACCCGCTTGGCTGTTGCCTTCGCTTGACGCAAAATCGTGCGTCCCGCGCCTCCGAGTATTTTCACTTTGAACCTCTGCTTTCACCGGGCAGTGCATATGCAGGATCTGTCCGGCCCTGTCGATTATCTTCAGAAACTCCTCTTCGTCCCGGTCGTCCATCACGATTGTGTGGCCGGTCTCGGTCTTAACGAGCACCTTTCTGCGGGGGCAGTAGTAAGCCGGGTGACCGTGAAACTTGCGATGCTCCTTGCTGTCCGCCGCGTCCGATGCGTGCTCACATTTGTCTTCACAGTCCTGACAGGTAGTGCTGTCGCAAAGCCGCTTCGATTCGTCGGGCTGCTCACCCGGATTGGACTTCGCAAGCCAGACGCCGCTCCAGATTGGATACTGCGGGTCACCGCCTTCAAACTCCGCCCACACGGACGCGCCCTCTTCAGGGATCAGGAACATACCGATATCGTCGTTGCCGCCATAGGGAAAGCAGGGCCATGCCCAGTCCGACCAGTTCTCCTTATCGACTCCGAGGACTGCAGGCACTTCCAATCTGCATCTGCCCAGTCGCTCCGGGTCGTTGTTATCACGCACGAAAGCGCGGTACTTGCCGTACCATTTGTCTTTGTAGCGCTCTTCGTGCTGCTGGTCTTGAAACTCAAGCATGGCCCGCTCCTATCTACAGCCCGCGAAAGACTTCGCGAAGAACACGCAGGATAACGGTCTTCGGAGTCTTCTTGGGATCGGCCTTGGCAACGGAGTCAACGATGGCGTCCTTTGCCGCGTCGGGGAGCCTCTTCTCGGTGCCCGCGACGGCGCTCTTGACATCACCGGCTCCCACTCGCTCTATGACACCTATCACAGTATCAAGCGCGAGAGCCTGCGCACGTCCCCAGGCTGTTAGCCTGATGATGGTGAGCAGCGAGACAAGAAACGTCGCGAAGAGCTCCTTGTGGCCGAGAATGAACGTTACAATCTGATCGATCTGCATGTGCGGTTGCCTCCTTGTTACTTGTTGAGAATGCGCCCTGTATTGGCGTCGATTCGGACCATCTGCGGCTTAGGCTTCACCGGCCTTGCCGGTTGCGAGCGTTTGACCTGTGCGGTGTGTCCCGCCTTGGCCGCCGCCTGCTTCTTGGGGTGTCGCGGCGCTTCGTGATCGTTGCGTTTGCCCTTGGCTTCCGCAGACTTGCTGCCAGCGCCCTTGCCCAGCGCATTGCGCTTGAGCTTGAGTTCACATGAGTAGCCGTCGCCGAAGATATGCCGCACCGAAGTGCAGTAGTATGTGCCGGAGAACTTCCTGCCTACCCCGCGCACTTCGATGTTCTGTTTAGCCACGAGAGTCGGTATGCCGATGGTCACGGCCGCTGCCTCTACCTGCCGAAGCTCCGCTTCTTTGAAATGCCCCTCGGCTTTATCCTGAGCGGGTTCCTGGTGAGGCTCTTCGTGAAAGCCCTCGGACCGCCCGAAGCTCTGCGCGATCTTGCCGGACTCCTGTTTGCGATACTTGCCTTCGCCGGTGTTGCCGTCGACGAGATACGTCTTCTTTCCGAGCGACGTCCGGTCGGCAGTGGTCGCGTTGTTGGCTTTGTGTTCGACGTGGCCCTTCTTGCGTGGGTCAACTCCAACAGCCTTGGTCTCCGTGCCAGCCCCTTTCACCCCCTGCGACTGCGTTGATGGAGTGAAAGAGCGCAGCACTCCTTCGCGGTCGGTGAAGTACTCCAGCGCCATTGCCGGACGCGATTCCAGCTTCCTCGGGTGGAAGTGCAGCTCGTCGTCCTGGACGTAGAACACAAACCCGGTCACTCCCTTGCCGTCCTTGTCACGGCTCTTGGTGGCAAGCTGTTTGAGAAACTGGGCGTCGGAAAGATTGCCCTGCGCTACACGCAGATGCCTGCCGACGGTCTTTGTCACCACAGAGGTCAGGCCATGCTCTGCCGCGACCTTCTCCGCGATCTCCGAGTAGAGAATGCCGGGGGCGGGCTTCTGCCACACGCGCTGAATCTGCTTGCCTGCAAGCTTATGTCCCTTGTCGTAAGCCTTGATCTTGATGGTAGGCTCGCCGGTCTCCGGGAAGTCATAGTCTATCTCCTTGATGACCGCGACTTTCCTGGGCGACAGATCGTCCACATAGCCGAATCGGGCCGCGATCTCGTTGCCCTCCTGAAAGAGCGGATCGTCCACGAACTGCAGATACCGGTCTGTGACGGCAATCTCCATCACGTCCATTTCCGCCTCGTTATCCTCGAAGACAAACGAGGTTATCTCGTGCGTGATATCCTTGGAGAGCCGTTTGCCCTCGATCTCTATAATGAATGTGGGCTGGTAGATGTCCAGTTGCATTGCTAACCCAATATCCTCATCTCAACATGCTCTGCCGACGGCAACCGGAGCACTCTCCCAAGCTCGATCTCCAGCGGAAAGAACATATCGTTGTAATCACAGATAATCCACCACAGTTCCGCGCGGCCCAGGTATCTGTAGGCGATAAGGTCTACACGGTCACCTTCGACCACGGTGTGAAACACATCGTCCGGCCTTGGCGTGGCATCTATTCGCTGCCTGGTACCGATGAACTCCTGGGCACCGTCTACGAATAGCACGCAGGTGGTATATCTTGAATCCGGCCCTATCATCGTCTCACCGCCGTGTAGTCCACCGACTTCGCCACTATCTCTTCGAGCGTCAGGTCGACCTCGGCGTGCTGCGGGAGCAGACTGTCCTTATCGAACATGTGAAAGTAGCGCGCTCTAACCTGCCGCACGACGCACATGACACCCGGGTAAAGATCACCGAAGAAGAAGAGCACCTTGTGCGGCGCATTCCTGAGCATTGTCTTTTCGTGCTGCGGATACAGCAGCGACTGCAGCCACGCCGTCTTCTCCCGAACCGGTCCCTTGAAAAATGACACCTTGAACGATATCTTCCGCGCCTCCCCAGACACATACTGGTAGCGTGGATGGCTCATACCGGGCACTTTTATCGTGGCGAAATCCGTGCTCTTTTCGTCGGTTATCTCGTCCGGGTTATACTGAAACTCCAGCGACTCGCGAGTCACGACGTCCACAATGTAGCCGGTCGTTTTTCTTATATCAGGACGCACGGCCGTACCTCCCGAAGTATAACCACGGGCCTGCAAAGGCTCTGCGCATGCTCTACCTCACGTCGCATCCCATCAGAGACGCCCTCGCCGACATAGACCCAGACCACGTCGCAGGTTTCCATGAAGCGCAGGCCCGTTGATATGCCGAGATCCCGCTGAACCGGGTCGGAGTCATCCAGGAACTGCGTATAAAGCAGGTGTGGAGCAAACGGCGCGAGTCCGGCTTCCAAGGCCATACGGCAGAGAGCCTGCGCAACACGCACGTTGTGCTCGATATCACCGGCATACTTGCTGCAGATGAAGACTCTCTGGGCCTCAGGCTGATTCATAGTTCCTAACCTTTCTCTCCCGCATATCCTTGTAAACAGCCTGAGCGATCTTCCGACCATCTAGATTGGTGGTAACCGTTACATCGATGGGCCGTTCCGCGATCCCGTCGAGCTTCGCCAGAACCGCCTCAAGTATCGGGCGCAAATCCGGTGATTGCCCGCTGGCCTCCCTGCCCGGGCCGTTGCCGAGTGTTCCGCGCGTGACCGACAGCAATCTGGATTGCTCGGTCTGCCTCGAATCCGTGGCACTGACTGCTGCCCTCTGACCAGCAACCATCGGCATGACCGGCTCCGGCATCGCACCAGCAATAGACGGAGTAAGCGCCAGCGTGCCCGCAACCGCAGTCGGGAGCACCGCCGATTTCGCGAACCCGAAAGCCTGCTTCAGCGCTTGGGACGGAAGCTTCGATGCCCCGGTAATCCCCGAACTGAACGCCTCCAGCATTGCCGCGCCGCTTCTCGTGAGAGTCGAAAGCGGTCCTTCCTTTGCATCTGAAAACGGCAGTAGCTTTCTGAGTCTTGAAAGCGCGGACCTCAAGGTGTCATAAGGAGCGGAAACTGCCGACCTGATGCCGGAGGCGATTGTTGTCATCATTGACCTGCCGCTTACAAAAGCGCCTGTAACCAACCCCCGCAAGCCTGATAGGATTGAGGAGAACGCACTCGACGCTGCTCCGCGCACAGTCGACCATGCCGACGAAGCAAAACTCACAAGGCTCGCAAAGGGCGATCTCAGCCAGCCAATGGCGGATGATGCCATCGAGCGAATGCCTGACCAGGCTGATGACGCGAACCCAGTAACCCGCGACCAGGCGGTCCCGGCGACTCCGGCCACCCACCTGAACGGAGCAGACACAAACGAATATGCTGATGAGCCGATGGACGCGACCGCGTTCCAACCCGACGACACTATGCCAGCGATCCCGTTCCATGCTGAACTTGCGATCTGTGCGCCGGTCGAAAGAGCGCTGGATAGGGTCGATATGACCTGCGAGCCTATCGACTTCAAGCCATCCCATATCCACCGGACGCCATCCAGCATTCTCTGAAAAATGTAGCTCAGCACCTGCGCCGGAAGATCTATGACCGACAGCATGCCCTGGGCAAGTGTCCGCAGTAACGCCGCGCCTGAATCCATCAGGCTGGAAAGCGGACCCTCCGGTGCATCCGAGAACGGCAAGAGCCTCCGCAGCCAACCCAGCGCGCGCTTCATCATCTCGAATGGATAGGTAGCAGCGGACCAGATGCCCTGAGCAAGCGTGATGAGTATCTTCTTGCCCGCCTCGGCAAAGCTTAGTTGGCCCGACAGGAACGCTTTGACTGTCCCGAACACTCGGGAGAGCGTGCTCACTATCGGCAGGTTTGTGAATACCGATAGCAGCGCCGATCCCGCCGATCCAAAGAACCCGCCGACAGCCGAGAACAGCCCTCGCAAATACCCCCACGTCGCTGATGCAACATCTCGCACCCACGCAAACGGAGTCGAGAGATACTGATAGATCGCGCTGCCTATGGATTTCAGACCGGCCACCACCGATACCTGGCCCGTTATCATCTGCCAGACGGTGTATGCAACCCGGCCTACCATGAGCAAGCCCTGGACGAGCATCCGCAGCGGCAGGAAGAACTTGTAGACGTAGGGGGCCGCCGCGATGAATGCCCCAACGATGACCCCGCCAAGCCAGACCACAGCCCTCACAACCAGCGCCACAACCCGGATGGTGAACACAAGGTTGTAGATGACGAACTTCAGAAGATAGGCTCCAACCTGCAGAATCACGCCGAGCACCTTGCCCAGAGTCTGACCAAGGCTCCTAAACGATGACGAATCCACGGACGTCGCAGTCTTGCCGAAGATTCCGAATACCGAAAGCAGTGCTCCGCCGAGTTCAGAAAACGCGCCCATAACAGCACGGATGGCAGGTTCCAATATCTTACGAATGCTTCCGAACACGGAGGAGAAAGCCTGCCAAAGCCCGGTGAGGAACTGCCGCACGCGGTAGTAAACCTGGAACACCGTGGTGACGAACTTCATAAGCCCCGCCGCCTCAAGCTTCTTGGCAAGCTCTGCAGACATCTGACCACCGCCGCCGCTGAGCGAACTGAAGAGAGCGCGTATGCCCTGGAATGCGAGGATCACCTTGTTCCACACGCCAAGAACCACATCGCGGATTCCGCCGAAGTTGGTTTCCCAAGCCTTCTTGAGAAGAACAACCGCGATGACCACAGCCGCGATGATGGCAACCACAGGCCAGAAGTAAGCTGAGACCGCCGCGCCGACTCCTGCCAGCATCGGCCCCAGCGCCGCGATTCCCGCCTGAACCGCAGGCATTACAATACCAATCGTTCCTATAGCGGCTGTCACGCTGCCTACCACAACAAGCGCCGTGCCGAGTGCGACACAGAGTGTAAGGATAGCTCTCGTGACGCCGGGTGTGGATCTCGCCATGTCCTGCAAGCGCAGGATGAACCGAGATATCCCTTGGAAGACCGGGATCACGACAGGCAGCAGAGTTCGTCCGAGTATCTCTGCAAGGTTTTGAACCTGCTGCTTCACGAGAGTAAACTGCGAGCCTATGTCCATATTCATAGCGTTTGCCATTTCCAGGGTGATCGCGGTGCCGCCTTTCATTGCCTGCTCGACGCTCTTGATATTGCCCTCGAGCTGGTCCATGCCCATCGACATCTGAAGCAGGAACCGCACAGCCTCATCCGAGCCGAATGCCTTCTTGAGTTTCACCTGCGCTGCTGCCTGCGAGAGGTCCGGGAATCCGCGCTTCACTTCCTGCAGAATCGGCACGATGCTCTTTAGCCTGCCACCTGCGTCGACAAAGGAGAGTCCGAGAGTATCTCCAGCTTCGGCCACTTTCATCATGAACGCCTTGTAGAGTGTGCCTGCCTCGGAACCCGGCATTGTGGTCTGAAGCTGGCCCAGGATCGCCATCTGCTCCTGGAGTGGAACATTGGAGGCTGCCGCAATCGCGCCGATATTCTTGATGGCTTCAGCCATCTGCGGGCCTGTGGTCTTGAACACCCCAACAGTTTGCGAGAGAGCGCCTGAGAACATCTTGGCCCAGTCCATGTCGGACATATCTGCCATCATTGGCTTGAAGATGCCGTATGCCGTGGTGAACGTCTCAACCATTTCCTGAGTAGTGGCTTTCGTGGCCTTGCCGGTGATTGCCGCCATTGCGGCGAATGTGCCGACTGCCGTATCCGAGAGATTCGCTAGAGCCGACTTCACATCGTAAGCCGCCCCTATGAACTCGGCCTTGCTCGCGCCTGCCCACTGGTTAGTGAAGGACTCGGCTGCGTCTTCCATTGCCCGGAAGTCCTTGACTCCGACTGACGCCAGCTCACCCAGAGCCTTCTGTGTTGCGGCAGTGGACGCCACGAGTGCCGCAGGCACTGCAAGAAGTGCAAGACCCGCGCCGACCATCATCGTGCCTTTCTCGATGAAGCCGAGATTGCGGGTCATGTTCTCGCTCGCCTTCGCGACCGATGAATCCAGAGATTCCATAGAGGACTGGATGCGCGACGCATTCTGAGTGAAGGCATCTTTGAGGCTCACTATTATGCCGAGTCCGAGATCACTCATCATCGCTTGCTCTTCTCCAGTTCCTGCTTCTCATAGTCAAGCTGGTTTTCCAACGCCTCAACGAATTGCTGTCTGGTCTTAAGCGGCAGTTTAGCAACCTCCGCGTATTCCCAGTGCAGCCCGCCGTAAGCCAGAAAGAACGCATCCCTTACAACCGAACTCCGGGGAATAAAAAAGAGGGTTCTGCCTCCAGGCGAGTGCGGATTCTCGTCCCGCACGTATCGCAGTCAGTCTCAATAGTTGTGTCGATCCCGGCATCCACACTGAGCATGTCCTGTCTGAGGGCGCTGCGGTCCCGCAAAGACATCTCTGCGAGCGCTTTCTTGGACGGAGCCGTGCCGTCGATATCCAGAATGCGGATCATCATTGCTGCGGAGATGGACGGTTCCTGCATCTGGGCCAGCCGCTTCTCCTTGTGGCCGTCGAGGTAGACGAACCGCACCTTGGAACCTGATGCCGGTAGACCAAACACGAATTCGCGCTCTTCCCCATAGGTCGTCACCGGCAGGTCGTCGAGATTCACCGTCACCCGGTTCTTCGCTCGACACGCCGCACTTGGACAAACCAGATCGAGTTCAACTTCGTCGCCAAGCGACACCTGGCGAAGCTTCACCAGGGTGAAGAGCCTGTCACCGGAAAGCATATCGCCGACGGCCTTCGGGGTTATCTCATCGCTTTCGCCGATTCGCAGGATGCAATTCGCGAGCACTTGGTTCACTGCGTCACCGCTTCGAATGAGGCGCTGGTTCGTGAGCAACTCCTCTTCCGCGCCGGTCATCTCCCGAAGCTCTATCTCGTCGCCGCTCGGTAGTTGAAATATGTACACTATGTCTCCCCCTTACTCCCACCACTGATAGCAGATCGATATCTTCTCGATGGTGTTGTCCGAGCTGCCGCCTTCGAGTTCATCGTATTCGAGTGACTTCACCCACGCGCCGTGCAGCGTCCAGCGGCGGGTTTCATTGCCAGCTCGGTCGTATCGCACGATATCGATATCGCGCATATACTCATCAGGCAGCGCGCCGACGCCAGCGTTGACATCGGCCTGGATTCGCACCCAATCACGGGCGGACTCATCAGAGCCGTCCGCGAGCACGCCTTTTTCAAAGGTGATATCCTCGAACTTCATGCGACCGGCGACCTTCTGGTCAAACATCGATCCGGCGGGCGCGAAAGCGACCTCCTCGAACTCAGTCTTGGGCTCCTGGCCTTTCTTGAATAGCGCCACATCGAAGCCGTTGACCTCAATGGCGAATTGCCAGTTCTGGTACAAGCTCTGGGGCATTGTCACTTCCATCAAAGCACCTCCCTGAAGTTTGCTCCGGTCGCGGTCAGAATGAAGTTGAGTTCAACAAACTCGGCAGTCTTGGTGGGCTTCACGAACACCCGGCAGAGCATCTCGTTCCGGTCGATGACGGCTGAAGGGTTCGATTCTTCATCGCACTGGACACGGAAATCGTAGAAGCCGCCCTTGCTCTTGATGTTTGAGAGGAACGGCGTGATGAGCCGCACCAGCGCCCGCCAGGTCTGCGAGTTGTTCGGCTCAAAGACCACAAACCGCGAGGACTGTGAGATTGCCTCTTCCACATACATCATGAGTCTGCGGACATTGATGCGGTCCGTCGCTGACGGCTGCCTTTGAAGCGTTTTCTGTCCCCAGATGTTGATGCCTGTGTCGGGAAACGAGGCGATCACGTTTATGCCCTCAGGATAGAGCACATCCCGTTCGCCACGGTTGGTGTTACGGGACAAGGAGAGCACATTGAATACGCGGCCCCTGTCGATTCCCGCAGGCGCATACCACACCTCGGTCTTCTCATCGCTTCGGGCTATGCAGCCCGCTACCGCTCCAGTTGGAGGAATGAACTTCTTCGCATTCGTGAGCGGGTCCAATATCTCAAGCCACGGATAATAGAGCGCCGCATAGGATGAGTTGAACGCTGAATGGCTGTATGGCCCCTGACCCTTGCGGAAGTTCACTGCGTCAAGCGGCTCCATATAGACGGGAGTCTCGGCAATATAGAGCAGGTCTTTCCTGGATTCGGCGTAGGCCACACAGGCTGTTATGACGGGCGCTGTGGTCACACCAGGCACGAGCAGGATATTGAGGTCCTCTATCTCGTCGAAAGCGTAGATCCCGGTTCGCGCGGATGGACTGCCGATGTAGTCGGCATCGCATATACCGGTAAGACCGTCGGCACCCATCGTAGGCAGATGAATGCCAACAAGGGGCCTGCGCAGGGCGATATCAGACGACATATTCGGATCGTCGACTGTTATGTACTCCGACCGCTCGTTTACCACAAGCTCCACATAAGATGTGCTGGTCGGATCCATGGAAAGGTCTCGGAACGTCTCGACAGCTTCGCCCTTATAGCGCACTACCAGATTGAACCCGGTTGTTGGGTTAGTCGTGCCGTCTGAGGTCTCAACTGAAATGTTGTTTCCCCACTTGCCCTCGCTTGTTGCGAGAATCATCATGGAAGGCATCGTGTCCAGCCCGCCCGAGAGAGCCGAAGCAGCCACCGCTGCAACCACACCGGCGTCAACTGCCGTTGCTATGACCAACGCCGATGCCGATGTGTTGCCATTCACGGCGGACACAACCTGCGCACAGGTACTCACCTGATTTCCCGAAGCATCAGTCGCAAGGTTCACCGTTATTGCCTGATTCGTCACGCTTACAGAAAGCGGAGTGTTGTTGCCGCTTTTCACAAGTGCCACCGTGACGGAGTTGCCTATGGTGCCTGCGTTTCTTGCCCGCCAGGTAATCCGGTTTGTGGATGCTGTTCCGGTAGTGAGTGTGGCGAATGCGCCTCTGCGGTCCGGAACCATCGTCATTGCTTTCATCGCAGTTGTGCTGTACCGCATGGCGGGGTCCAACAGGTGAACCACGCGGTTTACGTATAACACCTGTCCACCGTTATCGAAGAAAGCGCGCGCGGCGTAAGCAAGATAGCCTTCCGCGATGTATGAGCCATACTTGCGGACGAACTGATCCCAACTCGTGACGAGCGTCCCCTTGTTCAAGGGTCCTCTTTCGGCGATCCCCATAATCGCGCAGGCCGATGTGGATATCTGCTTGACGTAGTGACTGAAGTCTATCTCCCGAGTATAAACGCCCGGGGAAAGGTATGATGGCATGGTCTATCTCCTCTTCTTAATTTGAGTGACCTCGGAAGCAGTTGATGCGTCCCCAGCGGCTTCCACGTCAGGCTCCATCGCTTCCGGTATCACATCCCCAGCGCCCTGATCGCCGTCGGGAGAGTCCTCGGACTCCGTGACTTCACTTAGGGTCACAAATCCACCCTCGTCGGCACGTCTCATCTCTACGGAGACCTGTTCATCGGGGATGATCTCTCTTTCCCGTGGACCCAGATGCAGACTCTCGATGCCACCAGCAAGCTGGAATGTAAGAGGCTGAAACATTAGATTGCGAATCTCTATCAACGGCTTTCCTCCAAGTTCGTTTCTATCTTCACGCTGGCCGCGAGCTTACCGGCGGCCACTCGCCCATCATAGATCGGGCAGTCCTCGATGCGGCACTTGCCCGACGCCTGCCGCAGGTTCGAAAGGTTCACTCTCTTCAAGCCGCCGAGCGGCACAAGCTCCGTGAGATTGAGCACTCCGTGATCGCCGACCGTAAGCACCGGGTAAAGCTGGTAGAACCTTGCCAGCTTTTCCGTAAGGTCCAGCAGATCGGCTTCCTTGCCGGTTGTTACTATGATGTCGAAGTCCAGATGATACAACCGTGGATGTCGACATTGCTCAAAACTGAGTTCAGCTTCATTGCGCTTCACCACCCGAGCGAGCGTTCGACGGTCACCGTCTTCGGAGAGCGTCGGGCCCTGCAGGACCACGCTCGGCACATTCGTCACCTCGAACACGTCGTCGGCACAGACAAGAACCGCGCACGAGTTAATCTCCGACTTCGCGAGCCGGACGAACGACTCGACTACCTCTCGTAGAATGTCCAAACTACTGCGCCTTCACAGCGTATTGCAGCGCCAGCGACTCACCTTCCAGAAGCGTCTGAGTTATCTCGAACACCATGCGCCCTAAATCAACGGTGGGTATCACGGGCTGGCCATTCACTTTCGCAGAGCCAGCCACAAAATCAAAAAGAGCGGGTATGGCGACCTTGTACCGGTTTATCTTGACCGGCTGAACGACAGTAATCGTCGCGCTGGCGGTTGTAGTTCTGGCCAAGCCGTATTCGTCTTCCCACTCGGCCTCGGCTGTCAGGATAATAGGCTCGCGTGGCGTAAGGATATTCTTCAGGCTCACTGCGACCGGCACGGCCTGACCGCGCTTCGCGGTCGTCACCTGAGGGGTCGAGATGACCTGAAGCGACTGGGCAGCGCACTCGGAAGCGAGAATGAATACTACTGACAATGTCAGTATGAGCAGATTCACGTATCTCATCTGGATGCACCTTTCCTAGTTCAAGACAGAGAGCAGCGCCTCTCGGTAGTTCTCCATGACCTCGTCGCGGTATTTCAACATCGTTGGATGCAGGAACGGCCTGGGCGGGATCACTATCACCGCGCCGCTCGGGTGGTTTATGGTTGCGCCGTACTCCATAATTGCGCCGATGTTCGCCACGCTCTCACCGTCTTTGGAGATGCTAATCCGCAGCAACCCGACGAACGCCCGGTCGGACATTATCTTCTGAGTGATCGAGTTCACCAGGAACCCCGTATCAATGAGCGCCTTACTTGAGCCCTTGCGATCTATGGTTACCTGGGCAAGGGGCGCGAACTGCTGCCCACCCGGAGCCTGACTTCGAATGCCTCTCTTTATCTCCCGCACCAGCAGCAGCGCGTTCTTGATAGTCGCCTTTCGAATCGCCAGCGCCAGCCGCTGGTTGAAACCATTGGTCAGCAACCGCTTGGCTTTCTCCCAGTCACCGAACCTGCTAATCTCCATGCAAGCGCACCAGTTCCAGAACCTTGTGAGTCACAACACCAAAGAGCGACTGTGGAGCCACGGTCTGCACCCGGTAGTCACACCCCGCGTAACGAACACGGTCCTCCACGCGCACATCAAGTTCATTCAGAACACAAGCCAGCGCATCGATCTGTTTCGCCAGGTCTTTGGGCGGAGTTTCGGACAGCTCCAGTACGAATGTGCAAACCTCCGCGAACTCGCCCTCGTCCGAACCATACAGGATTTCGCCAGCCTGCTTTCGCAGCAGCGTCGCCGTCTGATCCGAGGAGGTTATGAGTTTCCTCACATCTCCCGCCGCCGCCGCTTTCTCCACATCAGACAGTAGTTTCAAGGTCGATTCCCTGTTCGTAGGCGATTGGTCTGAGTTCCCTGGGTGTCAGGATGTAGTCGCCTTGGCCGGTCTCCGGCCGTATCTCCTTCAGTCGCTGCCGGTAACTCGCCGTCAGGTCTGCTTCCAGCTTTGCCCAGTGCTCCGGCTGGCTGGTCTTATCCACGCGTTTATCACCCGATGAGAACGAAAAAGCATTCGCTGTCGCCGCCCTCATGAACTGACACGCCGCGATCTGAGCCTGCAGCAGCAGAATCTCAAGCACTTCACCCTGCGGTTCAGGGCTTATCTCGCCGCCGATCACCGTCATCTGCATGCCGATATCTCTGCCGACCGGGAACGCGCTTCTCAAGATGCAGCGCGTCAACACTTCATCCGAGAAGCGATCCGCGCCCGGGTCTGCAAGGTCTGTGCGCAGCGTGGCGATCAGACTACTTAGAGGCATTCTTTGCCCCTGCAAAAGGCGTGCTCGGTTTCTCATCCGACTGGCTGGTGGCTGCGGCGTCATTCTCGACGGGTTTTTCGTCGACAGTTGACACCGAAGCTTGCCCTTGGCCAGTCGCACTCATCTTGGGCTCATCAACCTTTGGCGCGTTCTTCGGCTTGGACTTGCCGTCGCTCTCACTATCAATCCGAGCGAGAAGACCGGCTTCAATCGCAGACTGCATCTGTGCTGTCAGCCTGTCGACTGACACAGTCTCGCCTGGCGCGAGCTTGAGTCCGGCGTCAGCGATGATCACTATGCCTGCGCGGACATTCTTAACCTTTATCAAGTCAGCCCTCCTTACGGCAGTATCTTTATCTTGACGAGAATCTCAGGTCGGGTAATCCCCTGACCAAGCTCAGTCCACACAAGCCAACCCGTCTTGAAACGAGTCTTCTGCTCAATTGCCTCGGTCTTCAGCGCCTCGCGAATCGGCATCTTCCCAATCTCATCGTCAGGCACTAGGAAGATCTCGTTCATGTCAGCGGAAGCCGTAAGCAGAATGCCGCCGGTGCCATAGTTCTTTATGAGACCCTTGGTGCGCAGTTCCGCGCGGGTTTCCGGGTCAAGGTCCCAGTCGCGCATATCATTGAAGCGCCGTCCGCGCATCACGATGTACTTGACCGAGAGTTCCAGGTCCTCGATGATAGAGATCGCCTCGTTCAGAGCGTCGTCAGTGAGCTTGCCGCCCGTGACCTCGATTGTGTTCGCGGCCGGTACTGCCGCTGAAAGAACCGTGAGTGTTCTCTTGTCTATCTCCTTGCGAATCTCGTCGGCAGAGGAGGTCTGGATGTCCATCAGGGTCCCGATGTTGCCGTTCTTGAGCACGCTCACATCGACCATTGGAGTCGAGTGAATCCTGTTGGTCGGGAACTCGACTTCATCTAGTCCGAGTTCCTGCTCACGGGCCTCACCCTCTGTGCTCACCCAGTAAGCCTTGACCTTCGGCTTCTTCTGATAGATGGGCCGCTCGCCTTTGGGGAGCGTATGCTGTGTGAGGAGCAGCGACGTGATTTCCTTTCGCTTTATCTCCTCTTCAATGGGGGCCGCTATCGCCGCCGCGAGAGCCCGCATCCCGTCAGGAGACTCAAGAGCCTCGGTCATGAGGCGTGCCATGGTCTCCATGTATTCCTGGCTGTGAATATTCATCTGAGTTGTCTCCAACACTCCCTCCGTCCTTATATGAGCAGTCTGAACTTCAGTGTCCCGCTCGAAATTGATATGGCCCGCGCGACGATCTCGTCGCCCTCCTCGACACCGGCCGTCAGCTTGCCGTGCGTGGAGACCTTGAGGTCGTCCCCGGCGTTGATGGTGCCCTCGTGGACGTCGGTCTCGTAGACGCCGTCCATGCAGAAGATGCCGGGCATCTCGCCAGCCTTGTAGTCCTTGATGAGCACGCCGAAGCTCTTGGCGGTTGGGTCGATATTCACGGCGAACAGATCGTTGCCGACCAGCTTTACGAACTGGCCGCACGATCCCGCGCCTTGCATGTAGCCGTCGCCGTAAGCCAGACCTCGATGATTGGGATTAAGAAATGCCACGTTGCTCCTCCTCTAGTTGCTCTTGCCCGAACCGGCGAGCCCGACTCGCTCACGGTAGGCAGTCATGAATCCGTCGCGGAGCTTGTCCTCCAGCGATGATTTCTTGTCGTCCACATCCAGCGCGCGGACTCCGGCATCTGTTCTAAGCTGGCGATCCGCCGAAGCTGAGGCAGACTTGTCGGCCTCAGGAGTCTCTTTGTCCGCGACCTGCTTTGCCGCATTGGGGCAATCGGCCTTAGACTGAACGGCCCTGTCGTAAGCGGCCTCAGTGGCGGCGAACGACTCGTCGGAAAGACCGGCAAGCCGGTTTAGCTCCTGATCCTTGTCCTCATCGGATGCAAAGGACATTCCTGCGCGCTCAAGCTTCTTCACCAGCTTCTGCGCACGCGCTTTGTTTGCGGCAGCCTTGCTCTGGGCTTCAAGGTCCTGGACCTGCTTCTGAAGATCAAGAACCTGATTCTTGAGGTCTTTGTTCTCAGCCTCAAGCTCCTTCACCCGGACCTTATCATCGACCGGAGGGGCTGCCCCGCCAGCCGGGGCTTCTTTCTTCTTTGCAGCCTCAAGCTGCTCTTCGTTCTCTTTCTGGATGTCGTCCACTGGGTTGCCTCCTGTGTTATCACAACTGCATTGCCGTGCCTCTTGCGAGGCAACTTGAGTTATTCGCGCGTTCTCATCCGCACCCTTGCGGTCGAGTAGTCCAAGGCCGGTGAATGTCACGCCGTGCAGGATCTCGAATACCGGCTTGCCCTGATACTCCGCGCCCTTAGATTTTCTGAGATGGACGCAGTAATCGTTCTTGCTCGCAACGGTCTTGCCGCAGATGGAGCACTCTCCGGTCTCGTAGTCACACTCCATCGAGACCTGGGTAATGATCCCGCGTTTCATGAGCTTGTGGGCGAGCGCGGCGGTGGGGGTGTCCGCCGTGAATAGCTCGCCCACGCACTCGACCCGGCCGCCCGCCTCATCGTCCACGAACTCGGCGTTGATGATCCCGCCTACTATGTCCGTAAGGTCCTGAGAGTGCTTGAGGTCTATCTTCTTGTTTATGGCCGTCGTGTATCTGGTCGCAAGCTCCTCCGGCAGGAAGTGGTCCCCGTTCTTGTTCGTCCCTGCCCGGCACATTACGAAGCTGAACTGCGGATCGCCTGCATTGGGGTTCAGGTCGATTGCCGATGCAGACAGCACACTGCCCATTGCTACGTCCACGGGGATAGATGTATGGCAGTTGGCAGCGAGCGACGCCACCACTGATTTCGGAGCCGACCGCGAGTTGGATGCGATAAAGAGAAGCTCGCGAGCGTTCTTTCCCTCGCCGCCTTTGCCAAGGACGAGGCCATATTCAACATCCATTCCCTTGACGCGGACCTGCCCGAAGCGCCCTGCGAAGATATCCTTTATCTCGGCCTCCGTTGGGAACGCGTGATCACGGTAGGACATGAGCACGGTCTTATATTTGCCACGCGCCTCGGACGCGAGGTTCTCGATTAGCGTGCGGATACTCTCCTTGCTGTAGTGGGTCCGTGATTTGTAGCTGCGACGATTGTCGTCGAGAAGCTCCTTGTCCGCCCAGCGGTTCATAAGGCCCTCTACGAAGTGCAGCGAATACTCATAATCGTTGTTGGAGAACTCCGTGATGTATGGCGGATCGAGATACAGAACGTCTGCGCCATACTTGCGGACCGCCTCGACCGCGTCACCGTGAAAGACCTTGCATTCCTGGCCGCTATCGAAGACCAGCTTGTTGAGCTGGCTGGCATAACGCCTGAAGCTCGCCTCCATGTTGGGGATAGGGATATCTGTGAGCTGGCTTTCTTTGAACCCGCCTGCCTCGGTTTCCATATCCGCTTCTGCTTCCAGTTCAGCCTTGAGGTTAATCTGGGAGCGATGGAACTGGCCATACAGGCTCTTCGCCTTCACCGTATTACCGAGCGCCGCCAAAGCCAAGTCTTTCTTGTAGCCGGAAAGCTTCTGGATGTTTGCCCAGACCTGATCCAGCCACGAGAGAACAGTCTTGCTGTAGTAGTAACCATCGAAGTTGTCTACTATGAAGCTGCCAGCAATGGCATTGGGAGCCAGAATCTTATCTATGTCCTCATCCGAGAGCGTCTCATGGGAGTTCTCGACCACAGCCCGCGCGACGTGATACGGAAAGAGCAGCAGGTCATTAGCGATAACCTTGAGGCCCTTGCGTTTGAAGTGGTAAGCCACATTCGCGCCGCCTGAGAACGCATCGACCACGGTCTTCGCATCCTTGGGAAGCTGTCGTTCAATCCATCCGAGCATCACGTATTTGTTGCCCATGAAGCCCGTTACCTTGACCGGGTCCATACCGGCCTGGCAGGAAAGAAGATCGAGATCGTCGGCGAATGGCGCATCGGCCAGCGCGGCCATGTTCTCTTCAATGCGTGCGGTCACTTCCAGTGAGCGCTGGTCTTCATCTGCCTGAGCGGACTTGCCGCCGTTGGTGCAGACAAAAAGGCGCTCCATGGCAACCGAGTTCTCGGAATGCTTGGAGGAGATGTGATACTTGTGCTGCTTCGACTGCATCCGACTCTCTTTGCCATTCGCCGAGATGATATCTTTCATCTCGCCCTCGTTCGGGTAGGCATGATCACGGTATGAAATCAGCCAGTTCGGAATATGCTTGGCGCTTGCAAGGAATGTTCCGAAGAACTCGTTCGCATTGACCTTGGTGACCGTTTTGTGATCCGTTGCGTAATGGTGGGTCTTCGATTCCGTATTGATGGCAAGACCGTCCCAGTATGTCATCAGGCCTTCCACGAAGTGGTAGCTCTTCTCGTAGTTGGTGGTAGAGAACTCAGTCGCGTAAGGCGGATCGAAGTACGCCAGGTCTACTTTGACCTCTGAAAGCGCTGCGTTGATGTCCTTGTTGGATGCCTTGCACTCCTTGCCGTTGTCGAATACGAGCGCATTGATGCGTGCGATGTTGTCGGAGAATCGCTGCGTGAACTCCTCCGGCGTATCCTGGCGCTTGCCGTAGTCGGTCGACGACGAGAAATGGCCGAAGCCGCCCTTGCCGGACATGCACGTCTTGCCCAGAGCAAAGAATGCGATGTCCTTCTTGAAGCCCTCGAGTTTGTCCGCGTTTGCCCGGATATTATCTATGACGCCATGCACTCCGCTTGCGAAGAAAAGCCCCTTGAAGTTGTCTTGGACAAAGGTCCCAGCCTTTGGGTTTTTCGCAAGCAGAGTGGCGAGTTCGTCCTCACTTATCCGAACGCTTGAGTTCTCGACGATAGCGCGAGCGGCATGGTAGGAGTAGCGCAGCCGGTCGTTAGCGGTGACCTTAAGACCCTTGGTCTTATACATATAGGCCACGACTCCTGATCCGGTGAACGCGTCTATAACCGAATCCACTCCCTCGGGGGTGTGCTTCCAGATCCAGTCAATGAGCTTCTGCTTGGAGCCGATATAGTTGGTTATGTATTTCGGGCGCTGGTCGGCAGGCAGTTCTTCTGTGACAAGCTCCGCAGCCTCGGCGAGAAGCTCGTCAAGGTGGCGAGAAGCGTCAGTCTCCAGAAGAAAAGCAAGTCGATCATTGTCCGTGGCAAAAAGCTGCATAGAACTCCCCGGAGGTAGATCAGTGATTGAATGCCCTCCACTGGTTACTTACCGGAGAAAATCAGAAAATGTCGGAGTTCCTGCAAGATCGGTTATTTCTCTCTCTGCAACTGATCCAGAATCGCCCTTGAGCACTCCGCAGCCGCTGCGTATTCACCTGTCTCAGCTATCTCCCCGCGCATCCCGCGATAGGGAGACATAGTGGCACGGTGATACTCAAGGAAGTCGTCCGGCAGACTCTTGATGTCATTCTCTACCAGCCGGTTGATGATCCAGTCGGCATCCTCCTGGGCTTCATCGTTGCCCGGCAGGAACTCCATCACGATATCCAGCCCCGGACCAGGCCCCTGCACCCACACGCCGATAGGTTCGTAGCGCGGGCTGGTGTCTCGGTCGCGAACCGCATACTCAATCATGTATCTCAGCTTCATTCCCACGCCTCCGCTATCTTCGTGTGCTCATCAAGAAGCTGGGCGTCGATGATCTCGAACTCAGCGGCGTTCTCGGACTTGTAGCGCTGCCACTTCCGCCAGGCAACGACATAGTCGTGTTCGGTCGCATCCATGATGAGTTCGACGTGATACCTTCGGTCCCGGTCATCGGTAAGATCGATGAGATAGGTGTCGTCCTGGCTCCAACTGACGACCTTGATAGTATGTGTGTACTGATAGCCATTGTTGTAGCCGACCGACTTGAACATAAGCCAGAAGTCGGTCTTTGTGACGTTGCCTGTGGCATTGAAGTGCGGCGCGACGCGTGTCACGGTGTAGCTATCGATAAGGCCAAAGGGCAGCGGCGTGTCGTGCCCCTCGCGCATTACCATAAGCGATCCCTCTTTGTTGAACTCGTCAAAGAGCGCCTGCAGCCTTTCTTTTTCGCTTGCTATGAAATCTTTCATACTCACCTCACAAGAACAATGTCTGCGACTTTGCGGCCGTCTGGCAGCACGGAAACTCCGTGCTTTGTGAAGACCGCGAGCACCTTGGTTCGCTCCGACTGGGTCGGAACCACTATCACTTCCAGGTTATCCAGCAGCGTCACGGAGTGCTTCAGGATGGTCTCATTGCTGGTGTTGCGCGCGTAGGTCTTCCAGGTCTTGGAATCTGAGCCACGGTGCGTGGGCACGTAGTCATCCGTCACCTTGCCAAAGGCATCATGGTTGTAGCTTATCGCGTCAGTCCGACGCAGAAGGCGCTTCTTGAAGTAAAGCCCGTTCTCGGACGAGCCGCCCGAGAGTGGTGACTTCTTGATTCGCGTGAACACATAGGACGCGCCGCCGCTTCGCATGTCGGCCTGTGGGGACATACCGCCCGGAGCAATCCCGGAGCGCACCTTTTCCACCGTGCTTACCAGTGCGCCGTTATTCTCAAAGGCCGTATCGAGGAAGCTTGACATCGAACCAGAGTTCGTCAGATTGTGGTGCAGGCTGTATCCGGCCATCTCCTTTTCAAGCTGCTCATCGGAGATGTCGAAGCGATACTGGTACCTGTAGCCCCCGCCGATCTTCCTGTCCTTGAAACCAAGCTGATACTCTCCGACCGGATCATAGCCGGGCAGTTTTGTGATGTCGGAGACGCCGAGACGCTTTCCCCAGAAGCCGCGCATGGTCTGAATGCGTTCGGACTTGGTGGCGCTCCTTGCGTCAAGGTCTGAGACAAGCTTTGCATACTCCGGCTCCTGGTCGGTCTTGGTGATATAGGCTTGCTTGGCGAGATACATTATCTCCGCGTCATCGGAGGTGGCGATATTGGTTTTGACTCCCAGCTTTTCCATGTGCTCCAGCGCCCTGTCCAAGCTCTTCGCATCGGGCCGCTCTGGAAGCGATATCTCAAGCTCGCCACTGTGCGCATAGAGGTTCTTTGACACCCAAGGTCTGTAGGTCGCCCGGATACCGTCGCCGAAGTCTATCTCATACTGCTCGCCATCGGGCATTGGATGGCCATTGAAGAGCGTGGTCGTGGTGGCGGATTCACTTTCCACTGTAAGCTCGCCTTTTGACAGACTCCGCTTCTCCATCACGGCCTTGGTCTTTCTGACCGTGAAGTCTGTGGCTTTGCCCCTCTGTTTGGCTGGCACACTCTTCCTGAGATACGCCTCGAACTTCTCCTGGAGAGGAGTCTTATCCCTTACGGCCTGCTGTGTTCTCTCCAGCCAGCCGATGTAGGTTTCGGCCATCTGCCGCACCTCGGTATCGTCGGACTTGGCGAGCTTTCTGAGCGCGGCGAGGTGCTTTTCGGCCTTATCAAGAGTCGACTGATTGTAGCTGCCGTCCCCCGCGTGATGATTCACTGTCTTCACCGCCGCGAGGATGTCGGATGCGAAGCTGTCTTCATCAAGAGGCTCGCCGACTTTTGGCGCGCTCACCTGCCGATCCGCTTTCCTGAGTGCGGGAAGAATCTTTGCTTCCGCTTCGGGCCGAAGCTTCATCTTCACGACCGTGCGAGTCTGACCTTTGACTGTCTCGGCGAAGATGAGCGCGTTCTGGTCCTCGATATCGTTCTCGTCAATAGGCAGAGCCTTGCCCTGCCAACCCAATATTCGCGCTTCCTCGATAATCTGCTCTTCGGCCTTCCCGACCCGGCCTGTGACAGGGATGTCTGCTGCGTCGTCGAATGTGAACTTCTTCTTTCCCAGGACATCCGAGTAGAACCCTTCGAAGTCCCGACGCAGGTTGTGCTTTCGCGCCAGTGCCAGTTCGTAGAACGCCCGCTTACCGGCCTCATCGCTGCCGAACCTGCCCTCCACATAAGGCCGTAGCAGACCGAGGTAGTCGTCGTCTGATATGCGCTCCACCTCGCGAATGTAGCGCAGAGTGGTCGATGGGTCGACCGTCACCTTACCCTGCTTCACCGCGCGGAAGAGCGTGTTGTAGAAAGGCTCCTGTTCCCCGCAGACCCCATTGGGATGATAGTCGACGGAGAGCTTGTCCGAGCCCAGGAACTTGAATAGCTGTCCCTTGTCGATACCATAGACCTTGCCATTCTTCGCCCGGAGGAACTGCTTAGCGTGCCCGTCGTGGTTTGAGATAAGCCAATCAAGGACGTGCTCGCGCTGGACCTGCGCTATCTCATCAGCGGTGAGATCGGCTACATCAAAACTGGAGAAGTCATACTTCGCCGCCAGATCATTGCGCCACTTCTGAATAGAGCCGGTGCGACCGTTCAACCGAATAGTTCTGACTTCCACTGCATCAGGGTCAATCAGCCTGCCTAGCTTATAAGCGGCTTCCTCACCATGGGCAATGAAGTCGTCGCTACCTTTGCCGACCGGTTTGAACAGCCACTTGTCGCCGTTATCGTCGATCCAGAACTCCTTCTCGTGAGCCCCGCCGACTTTGGCCTTGCCCTCGTACTTGAACTTCTCGGGCTTGCCGTGCTCTGCCCAGGCGGTATCGGCGACGTCAAACTCCGATCCCTTCTTGGTGAATGTGTTCGAGGTCGCCGAGGTGACTGGCTGTGTAATAGGCTTCGGTTGTGTCTTCGGCGTTGCAGGCGTGGCCACAGGCTGTGCCGACTTGCCCGACTTACCCAGATGCTTCTCGGCCCACTTCGCGTGCTTTGCTTCGATGCCTGCTTTGGCCGCCGCGATCTTGCCCGGATCGGTTTCGCTGAACAGTGTTGTCAGTTCATCTTTGCTGGCCCATTGCCAGTGCGTAACCTTGGTCTGCTTCGCGAGGTCCTTCAGTTCCCCGGACTTCATCGCCGCAACCTGCTGTTGGAACGTGAGCTTCTTCAGCGCCACTTCTTTGGCGTGCTGTTCCAGCATCGCAGCGGGCAATCCAGACTCCTTCGCAAGTTCCGCTTCAGCGACCGTCACCGAGTCCAGGAATGATGAATACTGCGCGGGAGACGACGGCATCACTATCTGCGCGGCGGCATCCTTGAGAGACTGCTCGGCTTTCTTCAGTGCCTCGGTCTTCGCCACATCAAGAGCCTGCTGCTTGGCCTGATCCGCCATCTGCTTGCCCGCAGTTTTCTCCAGGGCTTTAACGAGCTGTTCTTTGTTCTTGAGCGGAGGAATCCCGTATTTCTGTTTGGCGGCGATCAATGTCTTGCCGGAGTAGTTGTAATGGTCTATGTGCGGCTCAAGGTTGTCCAGCATCTCGATGACATCGGACTTCGTGAGGTTCAGAGACACGCCGTGCTGCTTGGCCATATCCTTGAGCTGAGTCACGGTAAGACCAGAGAGATCGGTCTTGGGCGCTGCGCTCTTCGCAGCTTCCTCCAGCGCCTTTGCCTGCTTGATGACAGCCTGCTTCTCCGCGAGCAGTTTGGCGAGATCGTCCTTGCTTCGAAGCGCGGCGATGTTGTATTGCTTGACCTTCGAGGTAAGTGCCGCGCCGGAGAGGTCCGCATGGCCGATCCCCGGCTCTGCCGCGTCGAGGAGCTTGATAAAGTCAGGTTTTGTGCGAGCGACACCAATGCCATTGCCTTTGGCGAGAGTCTGGAGCTGCTTCACCGTAAGCCCCGAGAGATCCGCGATCTGACCGGATTCAAATGCGCCCTTGAGTTTCTTCTCTTCCTCGGCCTGCTGCTTTGCCTGGTCGTGTATCGCCTGCGGCGGCAGTATGCACGCGCTCTGACCCGCAGCGGCAGTCGCGCCGAGTTCCCCGCCGCAGATCACGAGCGGCCACGCGACAACACTTGTGCATCGGCAGTTGGGATGCGCGGGCTGGTTCGGGAAGTGGTCGGTGTCGAACTGCTTGCCATCAAGCCCACCACAGACGGGGCACGTGCGCTCGTCCTCCATGGTCATCCATTCGAGCTTCGTGACTCCCACCTGCTGGTGAAACTTGATTCGCCCCTGGTTGTGCGCGCGCAGCACCTCGGTTCTGGCTATCGTTTCCATCCGGTACTGTGCCTTTGAGAACACCTTGCTTCCGGCGTGGCGAAACGCTTCCTTGTCCTCTATCACGAGTCCCATCTCCCGAACGATGTCTTTGGCGCTCTTGCCGGTGGCGACACCGGAGAAGATGGTCTTCCGAATGCCATCGGCAAGCTCCCGATGCACGTCTCCCACGAGCACAAGGTTGTAGTTGGCCATGAAATCGAGAGCGTCAGTGTCGATAAGGGTGAACACGGATGTGGTGAGCTTGTCTATCCCGTCCGGCGTCAGGTCTTTGTAAAAGGGCATCTGGGCGGTGGCGAACTCTTCTATGCCGCGAAACACGCCTGAGCGGAACGCCGCCTTGCCTGAGCGTTTGAACATCAGTGTTTGGTCTCTCTCCAGCGACTTGAGCACATCCCCAATCTCGGAGTCGAGCTTGTCCAGTCCCTGCTTGGCGGCGAGCTTATTATCAGGCAGTGACCCCAGTTCTTTGAAACCGAGCATCGCTGCATGCACCTGTTTGCGCGCGGAAACAAGCGACTGCTCAAGCTGGGTCACCACATGATCCACGTACATATCGCGAGCCATGAGGCTCTTGTCAGCCGCATCGCGGATCGCTTTGGCTTGCCAGGTAGTATCCGCGATGGCGCACATTAAGGGCTGGGATACTGTCACTAGCTTGCCTTCTTTTTGGGTCGCAGGAAGCGGCAGGCCGACGTGTCGAATGTGACCTCCGCCGATGTCACGCCGCAGAGATTGTTGTCCTCACCGAAGTAGCCGCAGTCGTCGCAGAGCTTGTCCGAGAAGTTGGCTTGCGTGAATAGACCTGCCCAGTCCGCAGCCGCGCCGGAGCCCACGGGGTTTTTCGCGGGGTCCAGCCCCAGCATCTGCTGTGCGCTCTCAATACTCATTATCCCAGCCACCACCATGTCAACGATGGGCTTAACCTGCTTCTCATCGAGCAGGTCCGCCGACTTGCTCTCGTTCTGGCGGTTGCCTTCTTCAATCTCCGGGTCGAGGTCCATCTTCATCTGAAGCGACGACCGGCTGATTAGCTTGCGGTCATAAAGGTCAATGAGTAGCTTCTTGAAATCGACGGCGTCAGTCGGGTCGAGGTCATTGAAAATGAAGTGGATGCCCTTGCCCTCATGTCCTGCAAGCTCCAGCCAGTCGTCGTATATCCAATTGAGGATCGTTCGCGCCGCCTGTGTTATCTCCCGAATCATCACCACCATCTTGCGCATGCTCACGGACGCGGTCGCGAAGTTGGGGCCGTCACCAGACACCAGTGACCGCGACAGCCCGAGCGCGACCACGATGTCTTCCTTGACCTCCTTGACCTTGTCCTCGACGTTGAGCACTTGGCCTTCCGTGCCATGGGTTTCCACGGTCACATAGAACGGGGCAATCATGCCGCTCTTCATATCCATCTTGTTCATTAGGTCGCGGACTTCTTGGAGCATCTTTTGGTCGGGCACTATCAGCCTGCCAGCGAACTCGCCGCCGACCTTGATGATCCTAAGTGGAGTCGCCCAGCGTTTGGCTATGGCTTCTTCCGCGATGCGGTAGTTGCGCAGAAGCTCGATTGACTGAAATGCCGGAAGTGCAATGGAGTTGCCACGCGGGGAGAACTCGGGCGCGTCCCATTTGAGGTGCAGGGTCTGTTCAACCGGCAAGTCTATCCCACTTCCCGCGCCAGGCTTGTCGTCTGGGAACTGCTGCACCTCGATAAGCTCGCCTTGCGAATACTTCACTTTGATGGAGACAGGGTTCACGCAAGTGATCTGCTCGATGTCCTTGCCGTCCTTTGTATATCGCTTGAACCCGACCGCATCCCCTTTGACGAGAAGCTGGAGGATCATGTCCTTCACGAACCGCGATATGCGCAGCCGCGTGGAGAGGTCGTTTGCCTCCGTCTTGACGGCATCGTCATCGCTGGTAATGCGTATCTCATCTCCCACGGCAAACGTCCGCCAGGAGTTCACGCAGTTCTTGACCAGCGGCTCCTCGGTGTAGTACTCCCAGGCTTTTCTGGCGCGATCCTCCCATGTCGCGGGAATGGCGGATGACGCATTGACTGCGCTAAACGTGGATGAATCCAGAGCGGCGATTGTGGCAAGAGGTGTGATGATCACTCCACTCGCCGCGTTATTGTCGGACCCCATGTCAGCGGTCCGGTTCAGAGTATCTTCGTTATTCATAGTATCCCTCCGTGATGGCACGCGCTTAGCGTTTCTTCGCGCCAGGTCGCGCAACGTAGCGCGAGTGCGCCAGAGTGCGGTAAATGAGCCGACCGAGCAGTTATCGGCAATACAACGGCAATCATTCTCGACGTTATCGGCAATTATCTTTCAGATGAAGATGGGGTCCGTGAGCAGTGGCATCACGTAGACAGTCTCCTCTTTCACCGAATCAAGCACGCCTTGTTCATGGGCAAGCATCGCGCAGCGGACCGCATCGACTATGTGGTCGTTGCCCTTCGAGTAGATGATGTTGCCGCCGGAGAGTGTGTAGGTCTGCGTCGTAAACTGATCCTCCACTTCCGAGTCATCGGCGGGCAAGATAAGCTGGCGTCTTAGCAGCGCGCCGTTGATGAGAGTGGTCATCATCTCCTTGGTGCGCTTGCGTATCTCGCGACCGTCTCGAACATCGAGCGTGGTCATCCCGCCGAAGTCATATCCCCGAAGCCTGCCCTGAAGCTGCAGCGGTTTGTATTTGTCGAGTGTCAGCAGTTCCTGGACGACCGCCAGGCCGTTGCCACCGTTGTCGATTCCAATGCCCACTGGCGTATAGTAGCGTTCCAGCACCGAAATCACCTGGGCGATATGCGGGTACGAGACGTGCTCCATGTGAACTCGCAGCACCAGAGTCATCACCCGCCTGTCTCCGAACTCGTCCTCTCGGAACACGACGATCTCCGTTGGATCGTTGGTGTAGCCCAGGTCCCCGCCTATCCAGAACACACCGGTCTGAGGCATGAGGTTCAGCATCATCTCGAACCGGTCGAGAGAGTCTTCCTCGGTTTCGCACGTGCTGAGATTGCTGCCGTGGATTGTCACCTTGCGGTAGTCGACTACCTCCTGCCTGCAGAGGTTCAGGGACTCGATGTTGAACGCGCCGTATGATGGCTTGCCGTGTTCACCGGCGACCTCGTGTTGCCAGCCGGACGTGTCTTTACCGCCGTAGAACTCCAGCAGTTCACGCTCGCGATTGCTGCTCCAATCCGGGTTAAGCCAGGAAGGCCACCGGAACACCTTGAACTGATCTGAGCTGGTCAGCCGGTAGTAAGTGGTATTTCGAAGTCCATTGGGCGTTGAGTATATGCGAAGCGTTCCTTCAGCCTTGAGGCATTGGCGAAGCGCATTCCACGCCTTCTCCGTGAGCCACGCGCCCTCATCAACCCAGACACGCTCCACGTGCAGTGAGCGAAACGCGTCACCGTAAGCGCCTGCGGGTCGGAAGTAGAGTATGGAGCCGTTGGTGAACTCCAGCCGGAAATACGGCTTCCTGGTTATCTTGGGCTTGCCGTACTTCGTGATCCCGATGCTCGACATGAGTTCGGCGTTGGCCTCAAGCTGGAACTCTATCTCCTCGATGATCGTGTCCAGGTGTCCCTGGTGCGGAGCGGCTACGAGCCCTTGAACGCCATAGTTGGTAAAGGCGAAATGCAGGGCGTCCGTCGAGAGCACGACGCTCTTTCCGGTGTCTCGACCGTCGAGATGGATGATGTTCTTCTCCGGGCACTGCAGGTCTTCGACCTGATGCGGCCAATAGCAGCGAGGCGAGCCATCGCGGTTTCTTAGATAGTGCTGTCCCCATGACAGCGGGTTCGAGAGTATCTCTATCATTCGTTTCTGTTTGGCGCTGAATCTGGCCATTTGTTTCCTCCGATAAATCCCCGGATGAATGCTGAGCACATTCCACTTGACTTGGAGGCATGTTCCAAGCGTGAATGTAGATCACACCAAACTCCGAGGAGGTAGTAAGATGACAGACAAGACACTGCACGACGCGCTGCAGGAATACCTGGGCGCTCTGCGAAATGACGGCAAGAGCGAAAGGACGCTCTACACGTATTCCAAAGATGCCGAGCAGATAGAAGCCCACTTTGGCTTGGACAAGAAGCTCAGCTCCATTCTCGTCCCGCACGTCTCGGGATTTCTCAAGTCCGATGCGCTGCTGAAACTCCCCAGCGGCAAGGAACGCTCCGAGCCGACCGTCAGGAAAACTGTTCGGGTCTTTCGGATGTTCTTGGTCTGGGCGCTGGAGCAGGGATATATCGCCAAGCTCCCACTCCCGAAAGACACGCCGATGGGTCGAAGCGTGAAGAGCACACCGGAGGTGAGCAATGCCGAATCCGATCCGGCTCCTGCAGCCGAGTAATGACATCGAACAGACCATTGATAACTTCGCAATCCGGCTCCGGGCGCAATGCCGCTCGGAGCACACCATCTCGGCATACATGCGGGACCTGCGCTGCTTTGTCCGGGCGCTGCCTGTCCCCTCTGTCGCCGACGTCACCGCCGCGATGATTGACGCCGCACTCACCGGTCCCGCAGTCGCGATCTCGGAGAACGACGCGCCCAAGTCTGCCGCGACAATGCATCGGCTCAAGGCGGTGGTCCGCTCGTTCTTTGCGTGGGCTGTCGAGAGTGGTCTGATAGACTCCAGTCCGGCCAAGGCCGTCACCACAAAGCGCCTGTCGAGAACACCGCCCGAGTTCCTGACCGAAGCAGAGAAGCGCAGGCTCCTCAATGAACTCCACGACCGTGCCAATCCACTGGCACGCCGCGACCGCGTCATCTTTGAACTGTTCCTCGGTACAGGGATCCGCATCGCGGAACTGGTAAACCTGGACATCGACGACGTTGACCTGGATGGCAAGCACATTCGCGTCATGGGCAAAGGTGCAGTTCCGCAGGTCAAGTTCCTGAAGACAACGCTTCGGACACTGCTTCGTGACCATCTCAAGGAACGCCGCAGAGTAGTAACCAGCGAATGCACGGCGCTCTTCCCTACTGCAAGAGGCACACGCCTCTGCGACAGGCAGATCGCTCAGCGACTCAAGCACTGGCTGGATGCGGCCGGAATCGCAAAGCACATATCGCCACATGGCCTGCGGCACACCTTCGCGACGCATCTCTACGCAAGAACCTCCGACCTGCTTCTCGTCAAGCGCGCCCTCGGTCACCGCGATATCTCCACGACCGAAATCTACACGCACCTCTCCGACGAGGCTCTGGAGGATGCACTCGAGCGGATCTGAGTTGCCGACTCTATTGGGGAGAGGAACACTTACCGGCCTTTCCCCAGCCTCAGTTTCCCGCAGACATTGTTCCGAGAGGGATGCACAGGCCAGCAAGGAGTTCCGAGAACACGTCTTATCGGAACTCACCGCCACGCCGTCTGCAAAATCCACGCGTGAAACTCGCCCCATCGCTCAGTCCTCCACCGTGTTATCCGAAGTCTTTTCGGCGTTTTTCGGCTTGCGCACCCGCTTGGACTTCTGCGCCTCGTCCCATTGCTGAAGTAATGAGCTGGCCCACTCGGCTGGTGTGGTCTCCGGTCCACGCGGCTCGTCTCCCTCGCGGGCGATCTTGGTCGCTTTGAGGTCTTTGAGGTGGCCGCGCAGCATCTGGTCTATCTTCTGAGCAATGTCCCAATCGCCGGATTCCTGTGCCCGTCCGAGCTTGAGGAAATACATCGCCACCAGTTCGACCTGTATGAAGTCGGAGCTTTCGTTGAACTTGAAGTCCGCTCGCAACTTGGATATCAGCGCATCGAATAGCGGACGATCCTCATCGCCCAGAAACCTGTTTGCATAAACACCGTGCTGAAGGTTGTTCGTGTTTCGCTCGGGTGCTCCACCCGGACCTCGCTGATCCGATGTAAGCCGTCGGAAACTCTCGACGTCCTGGCGCTCGCTTTCGCGAAATGGCTTCTTCTCTTTTCCTGTTTGTTCTGATGTGTTCTTCTCAGTCATAACGTTCACCAGTTGACCTCACTTTGTCGAGATAGGCGGGGAAGACGGTTCGCGCCGTATCCACGCTCAGGTTTTAGCTCTTAATCCGAGATTTGACAGGCTAATAGCCCGGAAAATGCACCCAATATCTGGGTTCTTGCGCGTTTCTAGCGCGCAATTGGTCTAAGCGGCTCCTACACCGCGCATTCCAGCGCAAGCTGCGGGGCACTTGGAGGCACGACGCTCCCTTTGGGCTCCACAAAGAGCTTACTGTCGGACTCGTCCGTGGGAACTACCTTGCCGCCGAATATCCGCTTGACGTCGTGGATTTGCTTGACGGCCTCGGGGGTGGAACCGACCATGAGGGTTAGTTCGTCCATAGTGTAGGTCACCTTGGACGCCCACTTGGGTGGGACTACCACCGAGTCATCGCGAACGAATACCACAATGTCGTCGATGATGGATGATCTGATTCCGGCATAGCCCTGGGTAGAAAGCAGATGCTGGAGTTTTCCAGCCTGGTCGGATGGAACAGGAGTCTGGCTGGTTGCCTTACTCCGTCGTTCCTGTGCGTTCCATGCGTCGTCCCAGGTCTTGCGATACGCGGTGAATGTCTGCTCTGACGGCGGAACGTAGGTCTTGACGTTCGTCGTGCGAATGGCTGTGCGCAGAGCATCTTCACCGATGCGGGCTACCGCCCAGGTATGTATCGCGTTGAACCGGGTTCTCAGGGTCTCGAATGTCTGATCATCAAGTCGTCCTGATCCGTGAGCCGTCCGAGCGTTCTCCATCCGATGGCGAAGCCAGGCATAATAGGAAGCGTCAAGCATTCGGTAGACCGGCTCTCCGCCGATCTCATATCCGAACCGAGGATCATCTGCCTCCCAGGAGTCCAGGTCGGTAGCGACCATGAGGAACTGATAGTCCGGTAATATCTCCGGCAGTTCGCTGGATGTGTCTGCTGCGCAAGCACGAATGTCATTGAGGATTTCGTCTTTGTGCGAACGCACAGCCTCTGCGATATCTGGAGTAACCAGATACTGCGGGTCAAGCCAGATCATGTCGCCCTGGCGAATGCTTGCTCTGATTCCGTGCCGGTTGAGAGTGTCGAGGTATCTCATCAGAACGCCACCCCATTCGACCAATCAAGGCCATCGCTGTTTGGGACGGCGCATTCCGTACCGTCGGTACGAATCTCGGTTTTCGGGTTCTGTGACGCATGTGACGATTGTGACTCGTGTTCCGTATAAGTCCCTTCACATGTATGCGCGCACGCATGGGACTCCTTAGGAAATAGCGTCACATCAGTCACAAGCGTCACTGGTTCCGATTCGGATACCGATGTTTCGTCTGTCTGATCAGTCCGGAGACCTATACGGTGCCAATACCTTGCACTTCTCGTTCGATAGCTTTCGCACGTACCACGTTCCGATAGTCTCAAGCTAAACCATCGCTGCGAAAGCGGCTTTTCACCATTGCGCTCGGCCCACTGGCAATAAGCTGAATACAGATCCTTGGCTGGCGTCTGCGCGTTCCTGGTGAATACACAGCATTCATCGAGGAATCCACCCAGCACGTCCATATCCTGCTGCAGCTTGCCCGTAGCGGCCTGAACTGCCTTTGCCATGGGCAGACCACCGTTCTGCCAGTCCAGGCATCCGCGAACAAGCCACGCCAGAATCCCCTCGTGTTCGGATTTGAGCTTTTCAGATAACGCTTTGTCCTTGTACGGACCCGTAGGATGACCCGCATCCTGGAACTGGACAGTAAATGGGATCAGTTTGATTCGTCGCCAAATAGCCTTCTCCTGGCCTTGGATAACGGGCACATGATTACAGGCAAGCCAGAGCTTGAAGACCGGCACGAACGTAAAGAACTCCTGGTAGAGGAAGCGGGCAGTCACCGCATCCTGACCGGTCAGTTCCTTGACCAGGGCCTCTGCCAGCCGTTTACCGGCGCTGGTCTCTATCGCGCTGACCAGCCGCGCGCCACGCAGTGCTGCTACGTCGTTGGTGTTGCTGGAGTTGTTCTTCTCCACAAGCGTATCGGTGGATGTCTTGGTCTCGTAGTCACCCAGTATGTCACGCAGGACCGTGATAAACGTGGACTTGCCGTTGGAGCCACACCCGTGCAGGATAAAGAACACTTGCTCGCGTGTATCTCCAGTGAGCGTATAGCCACATGCCTGATGAACGAAGTGGACAAGCTCATGGTCGTTTACGAATACCTCGCCGATGAACTTCTCCCACATAGGGCATCGTGCATCCGGGTCGTAGTTGGTCTCGCTTATCTTCGAGATCAGGTCCGCTCGATTGTGCTGTCGCAGTTCACCGGTTCGAAGGTCTATGGTGCCATTGGCGCAGTTGAATGCCCAATGATCTGCGTCCAGATCGGCCGCGAGGATTGTTATGCCCGGCTCTGATTCCGCCTGGGATATCATCGCCTTGATGCGCATGTGGTTGCCGGATGATACGGCGTGACGTTCAAAGGACTTCGCCGCTTCCAGCGCACCATCGTCGGTCTTGGACTCTGCTGCCTTGCGTAGGGCGACGGCCTGCCTGAGCATATCATCGACGATGCACTTGGCCTTTCGCACAATCTCGCTGGTCTCGTCTTTAGCCCATCGGCGACCATCCCAGCAATACCATTTGCCAGCATCGTGGCAGAACCGAATGGTGTCTCCATGTTTCTTGACCAGCCGTCGGGCGTTACCAAGATCGTTCATCGGCTCGCCGTCAGGTCCGTGGGGTGCATCAGCATCAGGTGACGCCCCGGAACCACGCGCATGCCCTTTGCCTCGTCGTTTTCCCACATGGTCGGAGTACGTCGCTTTGGTCATGCCTATGGCTGCGTCAATCGTTATCTGCCCGTAGGTCTGCGCGCCTCTGTGTTCATCCCATTTGTCGCGCATCAGCCCAGACTCACGAAAGAGGCGGTCAATTCTGGCCGGGTCCTTGTCAGTGCGGTATGCCAGCATGCAACAAAGCGCCATGTCAGCCGCGCTGGCGTCGCCGTTGTATTCCCCGGTATTTCCATTCCAAAGACGTCTGAACTTCTCCCCGTTGGTCGCGGATAAGGCTTCCTCAATGATTACCGGATCCGACTTTCCTATCGGTCTGGCATTCTTGGTTGTCTCCTTCGGTGGGACGTTGCGAGGGTTCTCGCCGAATACTTCGAAGTAGATGTCGCACACAGCATCTTGGGCGTCATTGATTTGAGCAGGCGATTTGTCCCACGACCGGCCCGTAAACACAACTAGCCGCACATCCTCGTATACCTCGAACTGAGGTTTACTGTGGGTGCGGCACCGTGGGCCGGGCTTCTTGGCGCGCGCAATGATGTGGATGCCTGTCCCTGATTGGCTGAACTCCGTGTAGGAATCCACCCGCTCGATGATCTCTTTCGCCCAGGGCTCAAGCTCGCCATCGGCCACCACATGGTCGAGGTCTATGAACACATAGGGGTCGGATTCAGATAGCACGAACCCTATGCCGTCGAACTTGTTAATCGGTTTGGCGGCCGCTTCCACCACCTCATCGAACGTGTGCCAGGTTGACGGGTCGTTGGACTTGGCGTTTCCGCGTCCGGCTCTGTCGGTACGATAAGGAATCTTCGTCGGCTTACCGTGGCGTTCTTCGATGCGGTAGCAGACCCACTGCCGGAGGTCTCTCAGTTCCTGTGGGATATTGTTCATTCGTTGCCTCCGCTGAGCAGCAGACTCAGAAATGTCTTCCGAGCGTCCACCTGAACACGCTTGGCGCAGTTGGCGATGCCCCATCTGTCGCCGACGATGATTGCGGTCTTAGAGGCACGCGTCACGCCGGTATAGAGCAGGTTCCTGTGATGCATGAAGCTGTGAGACTTATGCGCGACGACAATAGAGCAGGGAAACTCCGAGCCTTGCGATTTGTGTATGGTTAGGGCATATGCAAGCTGCAGATCATTCCGATGTGGCGAACCAGCCTCGATATTTACGAGAACACCGTCGAATTCGATGGCAAGCGACCCATCGGTGCCCACGCTGCGCACTATCCCCATAGCTCCGTTCATGACGCCGAAATCATAGTTGTTTCGCGTCTGGATCACCTTGTCGTTGACGTAGAGCCTCGGACGCCTTTCGGCGGGAGTAGGGATGATATCGTTGCCCCAGAGCTTGTGCTGGATGAGGCGCTGGAGTCTCGAATTGAGTTCCATCGTCCCCAGGGGACCCTTGTGCGTCGGGGTCAGCACCTGGACGTCCCGCAGGATGTCGAAGCCCAGTTTCTCCGGCAGCGTGTTCTTGAACAGATCGATTATGAACTGCCCAACCTCATCCGCATTGCTGTGCTGGTCCACCACATACCATGCGCCGTGGTCGGCATGGTCCTTCTGCGGAGTCTTCGGGACTTCGCCTCGAAGTATGGCAATGCTGTTCTCCTTGAGGATTCCTGCCTGGCGCACCACCTCGTCCAGGATTGTCGTGGGAAGCACTTTCGACTCAATGAGATCCCGCAGTATGTTCCCCGGGCCGACCGGCGGGAGTTGGTTGTGATCTCCAACAAGCACCACTGCCGTGCGAGACAGATCGACCGCCTGGAACAGCCGCCATGCCAGCGGCACATCGACCATAGAACACTCGTCCACTACCAGAACATCTGCAGACACCGGATTGTCCGCATCCCGAGAATAGGTCTTCCCGTTAAATCCGAGGAGCCGGTGAATGGTCTGTGCTGACCTGCCGGTAGACTCTTCAATGCGCTTCGCCGCCTTGCCGGTGGGGGCGCAGAGGACGACACTCAGGTCAGTTGATTCGTATATGTCAGCAATTGCGGAAATACTGAATGTCTTGCCTGAACCCGCGCTGCCGCAGATGAGCGAGATGCTATGATTCGTCGCGGCATCCACCGCCTGGGTCTGGCGGGTGTTCAGCTTGGCATTGGGGGGATTGGCGTCACTAAGCGCATGTGGATTCGCATTCCTGCCTTCGGCAAAGACCAATGCGAGCGTTTCCTCCATCTTTCGGATAGCAGGCTTGGCCACAAGGAAGCGGCATTCGGCACTGTAGCAGGTGAGCGCTTCCTGATCTATCAGGTTGTCGAGATGTGATTCTATGCGCGCCCTGCTGTCAAGGCAGTCCATTACGAGGAGCGTGTTCGCCCGCGTGAGGAGTTCCTCATACTCCACCCAGCAGTCGCCTCTATCCAGCGCCTCTTCCACGCAGAATATGATCCCCGCACGAATGCGATTGGCGTCGTCCTTCGAAATGCCCACCTGCCGAGCGATCTTGTCGATTCGCTTGAATCCGAAGCCGTCGATCTCTCCGACGATGACATAGGGGTCCCGCTCGATTATGCCGACTGCGCTATTGCCGAGCTTCTTCACGAGCTTCGTTACCTGGTGGTGAGTGAGTCCGTATGCCGCAAGCGCGGTCATGGCGGCGTTGGTCTGAGAAGTCTCAAGCCACCTGTCGCGCAGCCCTTCAATCACGGACAATGGAACACGTGCGATCTCCGCGATCTGCTCCGGGGTTTCGATAAGCGCACGATCAAAGTTGTTGCCGAACTGGTCAGCTACCGCCCGAGCTCTCGCCGGGCCGATGCCTTTGATATCCGGGTTGTTGGCAAGATAGTTCGCAAGACCACTTGCATCAAGGCGCTGGTCAAACTCCATACTGGCAACTTCGAACTGCTGTCCGTATTTGGGATGCTTCACGAACTTGCCGTGTAGGACAAGCGGCTCGTTTTCCTTTGGCACGACGTTTCCGGCAAACGGAACGCTCGCGCCGCCCTTGGTCAGGAACCTCCCCGCGCAGAAGTTGGCGGAGGAGAAGAAGATTCGTTCGACTTCTCCTCGGAGGGTGGTATGTGTATCTGGGATTGCGCATTGCATAAATCTAGGCCCCTTTGGTGATAACGCAATAAGAACTCCATAACAAACCGGCGCGCTATCTGCCGGTTGGAGCAGAAATATACAGGAACGCCGTAGTCGATGATGATGGACATGGTCGCGCCGAAGACCGAGTTCGGGTGAGCGCCAGAGCGATAGTCGCCCGTGAACACATCATCGAGATTCGCTTCGACGACAACACAGGCGCTCGGATAGGTTTGAAGCAGCTTCAGTTCGTTTCTGAACCGGTCGCGTTCGCGAATGACCGTATGGATGAAGTCTTCTAAGCTCTTCCTTTCAACGGTCACCTCGCGCTCCAGACCGGCCAGGGAATAATCCCCAGCCGGTAGAGCGCGCCGTTCGACTGTTACCTGTCCCGAAGGAAACTCATAGGGAACCTGTTCACGCGTGTCGACTATGATCGTGACAGGCTCAGCCATCAAAACGGAGCGAGCGAGTCGTCCTCGCAAGCCAGATCCTCGACCACGATCCTGCGGTTGAAGTAGATGTTCTCGTTCTCGCCCTTTGTGCGCTTGGTGATCTCCAGCTTCACGTCGAGCAGATCTCCGAGTCTGGCGGGGAGATGTGATGCCTTCTCGATATCGACGCCGCATGTGTGCAGGTCGGTCTTCAGCCACTTCATATTCTCTTTGGACGCCATCACGCTGTTGCGCCAGAGTAGTCGCCCAGCCAGTCGTGGGCCGAGAATCTTGAGCGTCCATTTCAGCATGGGATTGCCGGAGGACTGAGCGCGGGTGAGTTCGACTTTCTCGACGTTCACCTGATACTTGCCGTCAGGAACATCCTCGAACTCACGTTCCTCGACGGGCGCTTCCGCGAAGTCATCGTCAAACTGAGCAAGGTCAAGCTCGCTCACGCCGGTGGTGTCGTAATCCTGGGTCATCGGGTTGCCTCCTTGGGTGTTTTCTTGGTATCCGCTGTGGCGCTGAACGCCTCAATGAACTTGTTGTAGTCGAGATCGATCACGTCGGGCAGCCTGCCGGTGCGGTCGCCCGCCTCGTAGTTCAGGCTGGGCTTGGTACGCATGACACGTCGCGCGACCATCTTGCCGTCTGGACCAGCCGTCGTCTCGATGTCGCAGTAGAGGACCATATCGACGAGGCCGAGGACGATCTTCCTAGCCTTCTCCGGCAGCGTGGGTACGGTCTTGGTATACTTGCCGGTCCGGGTCTCTATTTCTATCTCCTGCGAATGGGAGATCAGGTAGAGGCCGCAGGGCATAAACGCGAGCTTGTTCAGGACGCGTTGGAACTCGTTGTTCGTCAGTGCGTAGCCCTTGCCAAAGCCAAGATCGGACTCGTGTTCGACCTTGAACTTGCGGCAGACGTGCTCGGCGCACATCTTGTAGGCGTTATCGACAGTGTCGAGAATCACGGTCTTGAACTGGTGATTGCCTTCGGCGATCTCCCCGCAGGCGGCAAGCAGTTCGTCCCAGGATCGGATCGGGATCTGGAACACCTCCAGGGAATTGAGGCCCGGCTCGGTCGAGAGGAAGAGCGCACCTTCGGCGTGAGAGCACCAGGTGGACTTCCCAATCTTCGTTGCCCCATAGGTTAGTACAGTCAGATCCGCCAGGTTTGGTTTAGGCGGTGTCTTTGTAGTCGGTAGCGGCATTTAGAATATCTCCTTGTCTTGGTCAGTAGTATCGTCCGTCCGCAGTTCCTCGTGCGGCGGTTTTGTCTCGTAGAAGTTGGCGATCACGTTCTCGCTGCCGCCGGAACGACAAAGGGCGTAGTACGCGCATGGCCGGTGATAGTTGAAGCAGTACGCCGTGTTCCGGTAGAACACATCGCGCCGTCTGCAGTCCAGGAACTGCTGGGTGAGTTCCCAGAGGTCGCTCTTCATCGCGTCGAACTGATCGCGGGAGATGTAGAGCACCTCTCGGCAGAACATATCCAGAGCGCCATATTTCGCGGAAAGGCGCAGAGCGAAGTCGTCATTCAATTCCGGCAGCTTGCGCGTGGCGGTAGACTTGCCCGTCTTGGATTTGGCGATAAGCTCAGACCGGCGATCATCGAACTCGGCTTCGGTCTCACCCTTGCCTTGCTGGAGCTTCGCTTTGACGAGCACGTTGTAGATGACGCCCGCGATGCGAATGCCCTGCGTTTGCTCGATGTAGTGCGCGTAGAGCGTCACCTGTAAATCCGTCCAGAGCTTCTCCAGATAGTCGCCGTCCACTTGTGCGGCGGTCTTATGCTCCAGCAGGTAATGCTCGCCGGTAGCACGCATTCGAACTAATCCGTCGACCTTGCCAGCGATGGTGAAACTCCTTGACGGAGCGCCCGTTGCCGGGTTGATAATGGTGCCCTCGAAGGTTTTCTCAAGGGCGACAACCTCGAAATCCTCAGATGGATAGCGAGCGGCATAGCCCGTCATCATCGCCGTGGCCAAATGCCAATCGGATCGTTCGGACTCGTCCTGTGCCCGGTTCGGCATTGACCTGTCGAGATAGTCGAGCACGCAGTCCAAGTCGCTGCCGCCGTGCCACATCTCAAGACACGTGTGGATAAGCGTTCCGAATGTGAGGCGCTGGTCCCGGGTTAACGGAACCAGCTCTTTCACATACCGCCACTCACACGCCTTGCGGCAATTGCGAAACGAGTTCCAGAATGAGTATGTGGTGATCATCTTGGCTCCCACAGAATAGTGCCGAGGCCATAGATGTAATCGCTGTGCTTCCGCCGATCCTCTACCTGGAAAACCTCGAAGAACGCGCCAAACTCCTTGGTAAAGAACTGGAGCAGCACTTTCGCCAAGTCATAACCTGTCTCCGATTCAGCTTCAACCATCAGAGAATGATCCTTGCTGTCGATTTTGCAGGATAGGTTGAGTCGGACTGCCGATGCCCCGTGGATCGCCTCGACAGCGATCATAGCCAGACCGAATAACCGCCTGACGCGTTCCAGAGGGATGTCCTCCGAAAAGCTGAACTTGTAGTAGGTGTTTGTCATTGTGATATCTCCTCGTATTGCTTGCTGAACCGGCGCGCCGTGGAGTCGCCTCCACTGGTTACTTACCGGAGAGATTTGCGAAATGTCGGAAAAGGCAGAACATTTCTGGCGGGTAGGCAAGAATGAGTTTCCAGGCTGCTGAACACCTGGATTGATACCGAATAGTGCAGCAGGCTTGACCGGATGCATGTCCGGTGATATAATTACTGCTCTCTCCCCATGTGGCTTGCATACGGCCAAGACGAACGCAGGTAAGGAGGTGATAGTAATGGCATTGAACGGAGATGATTCATCACAGGAAAGGCGGCGACCTGGACGCAAACCAGCGGCCGACATAACAGAGCATCAGGCGAGAACGCTCCGGACAATTCAGAGGTTCATTCTGGATCGCGGGATTCCACCGACTGTGGCGGACTTGGCATCTATGCTGGGGCTGCGCAATTCCACAGTGCATGAACAGATCGATAAGTTGGTTAAGAAGGGATACATCAGGAGAGAGGACGGAAAAGCGCGAGGACTCTCAGTGGTCCAAGAACCGGTCGACACCCTCAACAGTCTCGTATCGGTTCCAATCATCGGTAAGGTCGCGGCCGGTCAACCGATTCTGGCGCAAGAGAATGTCATCGGAGAGATACTCGTCGAGAGTTCAGTGGCAAGGAATGGACGCTACTTTGCACTTCAGGTGCAGGGGGATAGTATGGTCAACGCCGGGATAAGCCCCGGGGACTTACTTATCGTGCGCCAACAACCCATTGCCGAAAACGGCGACATAGTTGTCGCGCTGCTTGATGATGAGGCAACCGTAAAACGCCTCAGTATTCACGGTGGGGAGATACTGCTGAAACCTGAGAATCCCAGCTATGCCCCCATTGTTGTCGATTCGGACGCCAACCTTCGAGTAGCCGGGAAAGTGGTTGCTGTAAGGAGCTTGGCATCCAAGAACCAGAACATTATCTAATGAGAGGAAAACACGCCACATGTCCAACTATGCACTGAAGCGATTCGCGAACGTCGATATTCTGAGATCGGTATCTCCGAAGCATCTGGTATCGTTTCTGCAGTCGCACGCCGAATACCTGACCTTGCGTCAGATCGAAATGCCTGAGTCCGAAGAGCAGTTTGATGCCTTCGACTACAGCTCACTGGTCGAGGTCCTGCTAACACCAACCAGTGACACACCCACAAGCTTGATAGATTCCTTGTACTATGTGAATGAAATGGCGACCGAGGCAGGCATGGATGCCATCTTACGAGAGCTGGCCCAAAACGGACGCACCATCGATGAGAGCGATTCCACACCCGTGGATATAGCCGTCCAAGCTTGGATGATGGACTTCAGACTCGTCGAGCGCGCCTATGCGCGCCTGTTTGTCCACAAGCCGAAAACATTCCTGCACTTCTACGCCGATGCTTCATCATCAGGACGCTTTTCGGAACCTGCCGACGAAACGCTTAGGGCGATGGAAGGCGATTTCGACAACTGGTTCGAGGAACACAAGAGAGGCCGCAGTTCGCGGGTGCTCATGTTTCCCAGAGACGAAGACTTCTGCTTCCTCATCAGACGCGGCGAGCCGAACACGCGGGTTCCGTGTATTCACGATGGCGAATCATCTAGCTTGACATTCCGGCCCGAGAAGCATGATGTGGTAGTCTACAAACCGGGCACGGGTGAGTTGCGCATCAACAGCACGACGAAAGGGATTCGCGATCTCTACCGCCGAGCCATCGGTAAATACGTCTTCGGCAATCCCGAGCATTTTCCTGATTGTGGGCGTTACACCCTGAAGCCACTCAGAACCGACGGGGCAAGATCGCTGGTACACACCGGCATCCAGGGAATCGTTGACATAAAACTCACCGAGATTCAGTTCGACATGGGAGGAGCCTACAACACCATCCGAACGATAAAGGCCGACGACGTTTTTGCCATGCTTCAACTCAGTGCGGAAGAGATGCCGGAGGATGTAGCCATCCTGAAAGCAAGCTTCCGCATCTGGTTCAGCGATTCAAAGCGCCCGAGAACGGTCGTCATCAAACCATCGAACGTAGCACAGTATCTCAGAGATGGAGACGGCGACCTCATCGAACAGTGGTTGCGTGCTTGTAAGTTCATAATAGACGAGGAAGAGGTAGATGAAGTCGATGACTTTATGGTCGGCGCTGTGTAGACTGCCCGGACTTGCGGCGGTCGAGTCGGAATGGCGAATGCTAACGGGCGATGACTTTGACATAGCTCGGCGTTTCCTTCGTCCAGGACGGGAATACGCGCAGTCGGTTCCGTGCAAAAGCATTCCACCGTGCCGGTGCAGACATGGGATAGAGGAATACTCAGATGGGACATTTGAGGCCGTCTGTCGGTGCGAGTTCGCCGACTGCGCACCGTTTGAGGTGTCACGTGAGGAGACGCTGATTCTTGAACTGGACACGCGCCTGCTCTGCGAGAAGGTAGCGAAGGCGATGGCGCTGGAGATAGTGACGTCTCCTCTGCACGGCGTCTCCCATACCTATCACATGGGGAACTACAGGCCCAACAACACCCAAAAGTTCCCGGTCTATCTGATAACGCTGGGGGCGAAAGCCGGGCTGGAGAAAGCGATACTTGAAGTCCTGTGTGGATGCAGCGATCCGCCGATAATTCTGTATCCGGCAGATAAGCCATTCTCCACTCAGTGCCGAATGGCCCTTGAGCACGCGCGCGCCATGTTCTTACCGCTGGAGGATGTATTATCTGCGGATGCCAAGGGGTTCACCGTAACCGATTTGTTCACCCGATCTCTTGCCAGATTTGATGACGAGCATGTCCTGGTGTCAGACCCTAAAGAGTTGAGATGCATTTTCCCGATGCCTACCGGCACGGGATGGCGTGACGTGCATATACATTTCAAGTACACCGACCAGGTTGTTATCACGGCCCCAGGAAAGACTCGCGAGTTCACCTGTCATGAACTGGGCATGGGTAACAGCAGAACAAAGAAGCCGAAGGCAATATGGGATTTCCTATATGAAGTCGCGGGCAACAACGGCGCTCTCGATTACTCGATAGGCAACAAGGACAAGAACAAAGACTGGAAAAACCAGATATCAAAACACTTGAGGCGCATCTTCGATATGGAAGATGATCCATTCCTCTACGACGAAGAACAGAAAACCTGGCAGGCAAAGCTCCGTATGAGCTGCTGATCGCCACCATAACCAGCGCCTAATATTCGGCCCAGCGAAATTTCGCTGGGCCATTTCATATTCAGAGAAAAATACTTCAGCTATTTTCCCGGCGCTTCCAAGCGTGAATCTACTCCCCCAGTTGCCTTCCGATACCATCCGCAGCCTCTGCTCAGCGAAATTTCACCATTAGAGAGTGTAAGACACGGCGACTTGCCGCACGGAGGCTAAAGTGAAATCACTCTCACAACCACGCAGACAGCTATTTCAACTGCTGCACGACGTCTACTACGGCACCATCGAAAACCTGGTGATCAGGAATGGCGAACCGGTGCTCGATCCACGCCCCAAGGTCATTCGCAAGATAAAGCTCGGCGGTGACAATGGCCCCAAACCGTTTGTTCCAAGCGCCGAATATCTCTCAAAGTCTGCGGTAGCGGATCTTCTGAGTTTCCTGGACGAATACGGCGACGGCTGGGTCCTGTCTCTCGAGGTGCAGCGCGGTGTGCCCTTCCAGATGCTCGTGGAAGAGGTAGCCGCCAACTAGATTAACCGAACCAAAACCAAATCACATCACGGACTGGCCGCAAAGCGGAGGTCGTTGTGGGTGACGCAAGCACTGCGTCATCACAATGTCTCCGCTTAGTGCCGGACGATGCCCACAACGACCTCCTCGGCCGAGGAGGACAAATGGGTATCCCAAGAAACTACGACGGGCTGACTCACGAGATGGTCATGCAAGTCAAGCACAAAAGCTACAACCTGATAGGCACGGCAGGCTTCACTGTTTCGGACCGGGACGACATCGAATCCGAGCTTGCCTGGCACTTGCGAGAAAGACTCTCAAAGCACGAACCGAGTCGCGCGAAGCTTGCAAGTTTCGTCAATGTGGTGCTCAACAACAAAATCGCGAATATGATCGAGGCCCGCAAATCCTGGCACTACGATTTCCGCGACCATCAGTTCTCGCTGGATGAGCAATACCGGGATGAGGACGGATGGACCTACGGCCCGGGCGATTCGATCATCGAGGACGACTACCTGATGCGGCTCGGTAGACAGTCGATATCCGCCATTGGAGAGATAGAACTCAGAGCGGAGATAGATTGCATCGTGGCAAGTCTTCCTGACGACCTGAAGAATCTCTGTCACGACATCCTCAAGTTCGGCAGCATACCAGCGGTATCCGAGCATACCGCCACGCCACGCGCTACCCTTTACGACCGAGTGAGAAAGCTCCAACGAGCATTCCGAGCCGCAGGCTTCGAAAAATAGCCTGAGCTGAACCGACATATCGACAAATTCGCCGGTAAGTAACCAGTGGTAGTAGAAGCGCAACCAGAGTTCGCTGCCCCAATACTGAGAGGATGCAAACAAACATGATGTCTGACTCATCGGCTGGATCAGCCGTAAACCGATCATCCAGCCCAGAATGGCTGACATTCGACGAACGAATGACCGAGGTAGCGGGGATACTCGCCGCCGGAATACTACGCGGGAGGAAACGCGAAATGAACCAGATCAGGAAAGACCGCTCATTCTCCGATTCAGGACTTGATGTTTTCGTCGGAAAGAGCGTTCATTGCACTAACAAACCGCTTCCGAAGGGGGAGAGCCGATGAGCGCATCAAGAATGGGACTCGACCCTGAGTTTGCGAAGAAGCTGAGCGTGTTTGAAGTTAGGCTTGCCGAACAGGGCATCAAGGTCGTTCTGACCTGGGGTTATCGCTCCGTCGCGGAGCAGAACAAGCTATACGCCAAGGGGCGGACAGCTCCCGGCAGTATAGTTACGAATGCCTATGGTGGATATTCCTGGCACAACTATGGCCTTGCCGCTGACTATGCGTTTGTCATCGACGGCAAGGTCACGTGGAACGGCCCGTGGGATAAGTTCGGCAAGACTGCGCGAGACTTCGGATTGGAGTGGGGCGGCGACTGGAAGAAGTTCACCGACCGACCTCATGTGCAATGCACCAGGGGCAAGACGCTGGCGCAGATGCGTGCGGCTGCGAAACGGGCCAAGAAGTGATCCCTCTTCGGAAGCAATATCATGGGGGTGATGAATGAAGACGACCAACGGAACCAATGACTCGGTTCTGAAACAGATTGCGGATATGGATAACCTAAGCCACGAGGAACTGTGCAAGCTCTGGCAAACGCTTTTCGGGAAGGCCCCAGGGGCATTCAACAGACCGTACCTCATCAAGAGGCTTGCGTATCGGATTCAGGAGATTGCTTATGGGGGTCTTTCCGACAAGGCTCGGACGTCAATGGACGAGATCCTTGACGCGCACGGCTTCGATGAAAATGGCGGTAGCCTAGACAGCAGACGCGCCGAACGAAAGCGCAAGGTAGGTGTTCCGGTAGTGGGCACTCGCTTGGTGCGGGAATGGAATGGCCGCGCCTATGAAGTGACCGTGGTTCACGGCGGCTTTGAATATGAGGGCCGCCGATACCTTTCGCTGACTGCGATCACGCAAGCCATAACCGGAACACACTGGAACGGGCGCGCCTTCTTCGGGTTGAAGAAGTCGCATGAGAAGAAAGGGCGGGCCGGGGTATGAGCAAGACACAAAGCATAACCACCCCTCGCATTCGCTGCGCGATCTACACCAGGAAATCCACCGAAGAGGGTCTGGAGCAGGAGTTCAATAGTCTGGACGCCCAGCGCGAAGCGGGTGAAGCGTTCATCATAAGCCAGCGGCACGAGGGTTGGACAGTTATGCCACAACGCTACGATGACGGCGGTTTCTCAGGTGGCAACATGGAACGGCCTGCTATGGAGCGGCTGATCGAGGATGTGGTGAACCACCGGGTCGACTGCGTAGTTGTCTACAAGGTCGACCGACTCTCCAGGTCACTGTTGGACTTCGCGAAAATCATCGAGACCTTTGACCGCAACGGCGTGTCGTTCGTTAGTGTCACCCAGCAGTTTTCCACGACGACGTCCATGGGCAGGCTCACGCTTAACATATTGCTGAGCTTCGCACAGTTTGAGCGTGAGATCATTGGTGAGCGAATCCGAGACAAGGTGGCCGCAGCCAAACGCAAAGGCAAGTTCACTGGCGGCACACCACCGCTCGGTTATGATGTGGATCCCGAGAAGACGCGTCTGGTGGTCAATCCGGACGAGGCGCGGTTGGTGCGCCACATCTTCAAGAGGTTCACGGAGATTGGCTCGCCTCTGACCATTGCTGAGGAACTCAACAAGAAAGGCATCACCACCAAAGCATGGATGACTAAGAAAGGCGTGTTCCGAGAAGGCCACCCATGGAACAAGACGCACATATATCGGGCGCTATATAACCGGACATATCTCGGCGAAGTGCTCCACAAGGACAAAACCTATCCCGGTGAGCACGAAGCGATTGTAACCAGAGACCTCTGGCAACGGGCGCATGCGGTCATTGAAGAGAACAGACGGCACCGATCCCAGCACATCCGCGCAAAGGCTCCGGCTCTGTTGAAAGGTATCATCCGATGCGGAGCCTGTGACAAGGCCATGAGCCCGGTATCAACGGGCACGGCCCCGAAGAATTACCGTTACTATACGTGCGGGAGGGCGGCCAAAACGGGCTACCACAACTGCCCTGTGAGATCCGTGCCCGCCGGAGACATCGAGGGGGCAGTCATCGGGCAACTGAGAGCAATATTCAGATCGCCTGAGATGGTTGCTCAGACGTACCGCGCGACTCGGGAGCTTGAGGCCGAAGAGCTTGAGCGTCTGCGTGCGGAGAAACTGGAACTGGAAGCGCGCCTCGCCGAACTGAAGCAGACTGCGTCCCGGCTCTTGGACTCCGGTGCATCCGACCGCGATACTAATGACGAGATACGCAGGACCAACGAGGAGTTCGTAAACACTCAGCACCGGTTCCAGGACGTGGACGATGAGATACAGGGTATGCAGGCACGGCTGGTGAGTGAGCGAGATGTCGCCGAATGTCTGCGCAAGCTCGACCCGATCTGGGACGAGCTCTTCCCTCTGGAGCAGACGCGAATTGTTCATCTGCTGATAGAGCATGTAATAGTGAATCCCGACGGCATGAACATCCGCATCCGAGGCAATGGCCTGCACTCGCTGGTCAGTGAGGTTCGTGATAAGACGGCGCTACAGGAAAGGACTGATGATCAATGACACACGGATCAACTGTACACAGCGATAGTCAGGGGATAGTGGTCACTGTCCCCCTTCGGATGAAGAAGCGGGGAGGCCGCAGGGAAGTGATCCTGCCGCAAGCGTTCGCGTCGGATAACCCGATGCACCAATCTCATCAGGAGGCGCTCGTATTGGCATTGGCTCGGGCGCACAGGTGGCAGAAGTTATTGGAAGATGGTAAGTACGCATCGGTATCCGAGCTTGCACGGGAGATAGGGTTGGATGTTTCGTTCGCAGCGCGTTTACTGCGGCTTACGCTCCTCGCGCCGGACATAGTCGAGGCAATTCTGATGGGCGAGGAGCCGAGCGGGTTATCGCTGACGATGCTGACGAAGCAGTTGCCCTCGGTTTGGGAGAGGCAACGGTGTAGCTTGTTGTTCCGATAG